ATGCGGCCTTCCTTGTTTTTGTTGTCGGTAGCGACTGGCATCCGTATAATGTATTGCAAGAACGATTGTCTTCGTGACTACCAGCAGGAGATGAAGCTCAGGCTCTTTGAAGAGTGGGAGCTTCACCGGAGTGTGATGGTACAGATGCCTACAGGCACGGGAAAGACACACCTGCTGGCTGCCATAGTGAGGGAGTTCTTGTGTGGTTCCGGTAGCCGGGTATGGATTGTGGCGCATCGTCGGGAACTGGTGGAGCAGATAGAGGAGACGGTTTCCCGTTATGGAATGGGGAGGGAGGACGGAAGTGTGAGGGTGATGTCCATCCAGTGGTTGTCACGAAACCGGAAGATTGTGAACGGACAGCCGGATTTGATTGTTATTGACGAGGCACATCATGCCCTGGCAGAAACTTATCGGGAGCTTTGGAAGAGTTATCCGGAGGCGAGGAAATTGGGTATGACCGCTACCCCCTGTCGGCTGAACCGCAAAGGATTCACGGATTTGTTTGATACCCTGATTACCTCATGGAGTATTGCGGAATTTATCGGGAGGGGCTGGTTGTCGTCCTTTGACTATGTGTCCATCCGTGCGAACAGCAGGGAACAGCGGCTGGTTGACTCGTTGAAGAAGCGGGGTGCGGACGGGGATTACCAGGTGAAGGAAATGAATGCGGTGCTGAACCGGGAAACCGGTATCCGCCAATTGTATGAGAGCGTCCGTCGATATGCCGCTGGGAAGAAAGGGATAGTCTATGCCGTGAGCATCGCACACGCCCGACAGATTGCGGCTTATTACAGCCTGCATGGCGTGGAGTCTGTTGCTATCGACAGCAGGACCCCCGCTCTGGAACGCAAGGAACTGGTAGAGGATTTCAGGCGGGGAAAGATCAGCGTGTTGGTCAATGTGGATATTTTTTCCGAAGGTTTTGACTGTCCCGATGTGGAGTTCGTGCAGCTGGCACGTCCCACGCTTTCGTTGGCGAAATACCTGCAACAGGTGGGACGGGGGCTGCGGAAGTCGGATAATAAGGAATCATGTATGCTGATAGATAATGTGGGCTTGCACCGGATATTCGGTCTGCCTGTCCGTGACCGTGACTGGGAGGCGATGTTCGAAGGACGGATGGCGGGAAATGCTCAGCCCTGGACACGGATGGAGAACAGCGGGCTGTCTGTGTCTTGCTCTCTATCGGAAGATAGCAAACAGAATGAAGGACTGGAAATTGTGATGACACACAACTGTCTGCTGGATGCTATTCGGAAAGGGGATTTGATTTGTTTGGGAGGAGGTGGTCCGGTCGGTGGGGAGCAACGGACTGCTTTGAAAGCCTGTCATGACCGGCAGAGTGGTTTGTGGGGCTTGAGGTGCGGGAACAAAATCACAGTGATTCCTCAATACCGGGAAGTATTTGATATTTGTGCAAACCGGGCTGCTGTCCGTTTTGAGGACGGCCGGACAGGAGTGGTGGATGATTCCGGAACTCCCCTGATGGTAACAGACCGCTGCCGGAGATTGAGATTCCTGAAGGGAGAACTTCTTTCTGTCACCAAAGAGGATGGGAGTGACTGTTATACCGATTTGAAGACAAACAGAACTTATCAGGAGAGGCCGGTGGTTTTTTCATACGGCGGCATAGAGCTGCTGCGGGTGGGGGAGACTTTCCATAGCCGCACGCGGAAGGCGTATGCCTCTATGCATGGTTTGCACAAAGACAGTCTTTGTTTTTATGGTTTCTACTTGAAGATACCGGATTACCGTGTTCCGAAGTCTTGCCGGCTAGTTAATCCTGTGTGGTCTACTATATTTGATGTCTTCGCCTGCGTGCTGGAAGGGGATGATGAAGAGGTGTACTGGTGTTGTGGTTGTTTGGCGGATCGGAGCATTGTGGTGATGGACGGGGAAGGAAACTATTATCATGTGGAGAAAGGAAAGGGGAAGCGGTATATAGCTTGTAATGCTCCTAAGGCGGGCGAAGCGGATTTTGCCTCCGTGGTGGAAGGTCTGAGGAAGGAAGCCGGGCGGCGTGCGGAGAGCGTACAGCGGGAACGGCAACAGAATGAGGAAGAGAAAAGGCGGAAGAGGCTGGAGGAAATAAAAGATGTCCTTCCTTTCCGGATGGGGATGAAGTGGGGGCTGAAATGGGGAGATCGTATCGTAGTGCCTCCTTGTTACCGGAATATCTGTATTCCTGTAGGCGGTTATTGTGCTTTTGAAGGGAATGCCTGCCAGTGGGGGGTGATGGCACTGGATGGAAAAGTGGTGGTGGAGGCCAGATATCAGAAGGTGGAGATAGAAAAGGATGGAACGGTGCATCTGACCATCATTCCGGGTAAGGTAAAGACCATCAAACTTTGACGGATATTGAATTGTTTGGGTATGGAGTGGGTAAATTTCAGTATATCACGGGTGTTTGATGAGGAGAGCAATTAGTGTAAAATAGTTTTTACGCCTTGATGTTATAATCTTTACATAAAAGAAAACAATTCTACCGTTGAAGCTCTTACGTGGGATACCGCTTTCAAGAACATAAACGAACCAAGCGGATGGGCCATGAAAGGGATACATGAAGAAGCCTACTAATAAATCCGGCATCAATTGACATAACAAAATCGGATAACTGAAAAATTATCCGCTTTTAGTTTCTTTATTTCGAAAGAAAGATATATATTTGCAACGCTTTTTCAGAAAAGCACCCGATATTGCAGAAAAAACAGTTGCCGAAATGGCTCAGTTGGTAGAGCAATTCATTCGTAATGAATAGGTCCCGGGTTCGAGTCCCGGTTTCGGCTCAAGGGGGTTCAAAATGCCCCTTTTTTTATTTTACGCCAATAGGCTATAAATCAATATCTTACAAACCTAATCGACTGATCTTCAACGTGTTTAAGTAATCTTACTAATGATTACTGCCGTTACTGTGCATTACTTATCATTACACTGTTGAACTATTTGTGATACCAATTTGTTCCTGGTATCACAGCTGGTATCACACTTGGTATCACATTTACCATAATTAACAAATTATAAACTAAAAAGAAACAGTATGGAAACATGGAAAATCAAGCCGGTATTCGACAGAAAAAAGAAAGCAACACCGGAGAAATCAGCTAAGGTTGAAATTGAAATTAAATTCTCACGTACAGAAAGGAAATGGATCTCAACAGACATTGAACTGTATTCAAACCAATGGGATGGAGAATTTGTGGTACGTCACGCTAAATTCAAACAATTAAATAAAGCAATAACCCAATATGTAAAAAAGTTTGATGATATTATCAAAAATATAAGAAAAGAAGGAAAAGACATCAATCTAAAAAACTTTAATATTTTTTATAACGAAAAACACGTAAAGTCTAAATCGTCATTTTTAGATTTCGCTTATGACGAGTTACAAAGAAGGGATCTTAAATGGTCAACCAAACGAGCGCACCTTATAGCACTGGAAGCTCTAAAACGCTCCGGAGTAATTAAAACATTTGACGATATCACTCCTGAAAATATAGCTTTATTTGACAGGTTTATAAGAAGAGAAGATCCAACAAGAGGACAGACAACAATACATGGATACCATAAGAGAATAAAACCTTATATTAATGAAGCGCTTCGGCTTGGACTTATCGAGGATACACCTTACAGGGTATTCAAAGATAAACATGGTAGATATAAAACAAGACAGCCTCTCACAATGGACGAACTGCAATCTATCCGCAATGTAGAGTTGAATGATCGACAATTACAAAAAGTACGTGATCAGTTTATATTTCAATGCTATACCGGCTTATCATGGGTTGACTTATACATGTTTGATTATGACAGATGTACTGTAGAACATAACGGAGTTGCATATATAGACGGAGAACGTATCAAGACCGGAACCAAATTTTACACACCTATACTTACTCCAGCAATGGAAATATTAAAAAAATACGATTATAAATTTACAGTCCCTACTGTACAGTCATTTAACAGATGCCTTAAAATCATAGCTGAACTTATTGGCTTAAAAAAGCCCTTAACCAGTCACATAGCCCGACATACATTCGCTACCACTGTTGTTTTAGCAAATGACGTACCTATCGAAACGTTGTCTAAGATGCTAGGGCATACAAAGGTTTCAGTCACACAAGTTTATGCAAAAATTCTAAATAGTTCAGTAGAAAAACATGCGGAAAAATTAAACAGTATTATATAAATCCATCCGTTGTGCTTATGAGTTATCGCTTTTAGTTCATAGGCACAACGATATCACCCTTGCCAACACGACAAGAGGTATCAGCCTGTATATCCACCTCTCTATACGTTCCATCGCATCACAGCAAGTAAACGACAAAAATACCAGTGAGGCACATCATCAGCCTGTTCAAGCAATATGTTCAACTTATCTTCTTTCATATATAAACATAAAAAAAGCGGTAAAACCGTTGGGAATTACCGCTTTGAAATCTCTATAAAGAATAAATATCCTTGCATTAGGTATACCTACAATCATTGAAGGGTAAACTTGTGGCAAGGACGTAGACTTAAATTGTTGCCAAGAAAGAGGACAAACTACTCATGTCTTCGAACTCTTTTATTTCAGATTCACTTTGTCTGAAAACTCTTTTTGAATTACGACCGTTTGTTACAGCCTCCAACATGGATTTTACAAAATTAGACATGTTTACCAAAGAAACATTCTTATTTTCTTCCATCACATTATATAACTCATCCGTGAAGGAACGAGACACAAATATCACTCCAGAGAAATCTAATATAACGTCCTCTTTAATGCCATCAATGGCAGATCTTATAATATCCGCATTAGCTCTTGAACGGATATCCGTACTAATCAAATCCGCAATTTTTAACATCGTATTCATATATTTATTTTTATCGAGTGTATTTATTATAGTCAAAGTCCAATGGGACCTTAACCGGAATTCTCATTAGAATTATTGTTCCATCCCAATATATAGAATTGGGAAGCTTAACAAATACAGAACCGGAGCTGTCATGCCTATGAAACGCACCTCCGGACAACATGAAAAATGAGCCATGAAGCCCATCAGAAAGCATTTCTTTGGATGAAGATATACCGTATCCTCTATTTTCTGCATTAGGCAAGTTCTTTGTAGACTTCCCCTCATTTGCCAACCTTAACGCTTCGGCATCATTCCCATTAATCTCATCCAAAAATTTTTGGGCCTTTACATAACTTCCCAGCACGGTTATTCCATCGTCAGCCAAGACCAAATCTATACAATCCTCTTTCTTTAAATACTGGGAAAAGATATAACCATGCTTGCCTTGAGAATGTTCGTTCATGTTATCAATCAATTCTCCTAAAAGATATGAAAGAGGAGTAACGATACGATAATCAGCTCCACTTTGTGTCTTTATAATTCTTTGAAGAATGCTTTGTAAATCGTCAATATTACTTTTGTGCAAATCAAACTGACATACTGGCAAATATGTTTTAGAGATATATGGCTCCAAAACCTCTTTCATGTTGGATCCGGCATCCACAAGTAATGGGTTCTCAAAATAAACCAAGTCCAAATAGCCAGTGATACGTATCGGTCTGTTTATGCATGTCACATTCTTCTCACACCTTTGCTTATATATAACAAGCGGAGCGAGAAAAAACGGATGAAAAAAAGAAGTGTTACTTAAATCCCAGCATAAATCATTCATGCAACAATTGTCAGTCTGTTGTATGACTTGAAACAGATGATTAAATGCGCTTCCTATTCTTTCATCTCTATCCACGTTTGGTATATGAATCACCTTCTTCATGATGCAAATTAAGTGATAAGTCTACATATTTGCAAATCATATCCCTTATTATTTTTAGCGGTAATTCCAACAAGTCAAAGAACGCTTCTGTTCGATTATTATTTTTCCAGTCCCTTTCTGCAATGTTCACATAAGAACTTTTTGGCAACAGGGAACATCTTTTGACCGACATATCCACTGAGATATTGCGCTTCCTCTCCATAAGGATCAATCCCGAAAGCCTTGGAGATATGCCGGCACAAATGACCTTTTTCGTGGTCCCACGAATTTTGAAACTCTTCGGGGGTAGAGGTTAGTGAGATAACCATTACTGTCTCTCTTCTCCTGTAGTCCGAATAGGTTAGACCGGTATTCATTCTGCCTTCGGTCAGATTGCGATACGCACGCTTAAGGGAATCCCCCCTGCATCCTATACGGTATAGGTCCATAATGATCCGATCCGCCCAATAGGTGTGTACCGCATAATACACTTTGACGTGCCAGTCTCCATATTTCGGTATGTAGAACTCCTGAATAATCATATCACATCCGACCAGATTACAGGAATCCCTTTACCTATACAGGTGGCAAAGAACTCGTCAAACGCCCTGCAAGGATCGCCATCAATATCATCAAGGTAGCATTTTATATGCTTGCATAAGTGAGCCTCGTCAACCAATGATTTTTTATAGAAATCCGCTTTCAGCATGTTTGCGACATAAGCAACGTCATAACCCTTGTCGTGCTCAATGGTAATTCCGTTCGCTTTCAGCATATCGTCCACTTCATCTTTGCTCCACGGCTCCAGCTTTTTCTCTTTGCCCGTGGCTTCGTCTTTCACCTTCATTTTTGAAACGGCCCATTCATAAAGTTTCTTGCTGAAATGAAAGCCGTATGCTTCCAGATATTCCCTCATGCCCGATGGAAATCTGCTGTATGTATCCAATCTCTGTTCCATAACCTTTATTTAAAAAGAGGGGCATTCCACCCCTCCACCATTAATAAAACTCACCGTTGGCGCGTCTGCGTCTGCGTTCGCCCATGTCATCCATACGCGGATATTCAGGAAAGTATCCGGGGTATCTGCGTTCATCCATGCCGGATGAGCTTCCACCACCTGAATAACTTCTCCCACCATCACGGAAACCCATCTCTCCGCGCATCTCTCTCATGGCTTTTTCGTAACCTTTGCGGCAGCCTTCCTTGTAGGCTTCCTCCACTTCGTCACCTCTCATACCGAAGCCGCGTCCGTAATCGTCACGCCCTTCTTCTAATATTTCCCACATTCCCATAATCATTTCTTGTTTTTAGATGCTTCAACCACTCCGAGCTGTTCCATGAGCCGTTTGTTCAAATCCATAAGGTCAGACATATTCTTGCTCATTTCCGCCATTTGCCCTTTCAGAGAGGATATTTCCTGCTCCTGACGTTGTTTCTCGGCAAATTCAGGGTTCAAGAGCGTAAGCATCTTGTCACACCCTGCAATGACGGAATTGTGGAAGTCCATGCTGTTGATGATGTCTATGCTTTTCTGTTTCATAGAAGCGACCTCGTTATTCATCGCATCACGCGAGCATGATACTACGATATTGCCGTTCTGTCCGAAGTCGGCTATATCCATGCCGGCAGGAAGATTTTGGAATGTCGTGTTCTGCCCGTTGATGCAGACAACAACATCCACAACCATTTCCATTTGGGGCAACTGTCCCATAGGGGATGCCATAGGATATTTCGGCTTGGGAGCGGAAACGCTGACCACCGGACCGTATTCGATAAACGGGTTAGCATCCTTATGAAGTATATACAATTGGTTATTGGTACGAAGTGATTGAAACATGATTGTTTAATTTTAAGGAGTGTGGTTATTCCCATTTTGGGAACCACCACAAAACTCCATGTTAATTATTACTTGCTCCGTAAAGAAGCGGTTTCTACTGTAGGAGCCGGAGCCGTTGTCGGTCTGTACCCTCCATTAACAAGATACAATTCGTTGGTGTACTTGTTATAATGAATCTCATAGATGCCGGTTCCAGCCAAGTTTGCAACAGTCACAGGCTCATTGTTATAAGCCATCAACGGTCTTGTGTCCCCATTAGTTCCTATCAATATCGGAAGTGTAGCAGTCGTACCGGCAGGTATAGCTTGTCGGAGACTGATATAGAATCCCCCAACATAATCCCTGTTACGGAACGCATGGTTAGGGAGTTCAAGAGTAACATTCTCCGTACCGACTGTCACAGCCACCGTAGGAAGAGTATTGAAGTTTGCTCTTCCGATTGATGGGAATGGGAACGGGAATCCTGTAAAAAAGTTAGGCCACATATCTACCTCCTTTCTTGCCGGATTAACCCCAGTAGTTATTGCAACCACATCCACTACGTCCGTATACAGCGTCACCCATATATGCACCGTAGGCGGCTGCACGGAAACAATCTGTATTAATAGCGGTTAAATTGGGGTATTGAACACTCACTGTATTGGGGAGCTTGCATTTGATTCCATCAACATCGCTTTGTAATGCCTGCAATCCGGCTGCCAAAGGAGCAATCTGTTGTCCTACTGCACTCAGGATAGTGGCGTTCTGATTACGCTGGGATATTTCGGCTGTTAAAGTAGCCTTTTCCGCAGTAAGAGATGCGATCTTGTCCTGCAATGCCTGATTTTGGATTGCATCAAGTTTAGCAAGGATAGCATTCGTGTTGGCAGTAGCACCGTCACGCAATGACAATGTGTTTTGGTTAGCAGTGTTGATTAATGCGTTAGTTTGGTTGCACATTGCAAGCTGACTCTCGTATCCTTGTGTGGTTACAAGCTGTTTCATATCGCAGCAACAGCTACAGATCTGAGATGTCAGAGCGTTGTTACCTTGCATAATCGCAGTCAGGATACTGTTGGTGTTCTGACCCATTTGGTTACCGAGACCGCAGATTGCCTGTGATACAGAGTTAATACCGGCAAGGATTTGGTCTGAAGAGGTGTTAACAGCTTGGGCTAATGATGCAATGTCCACACCGTTCCGGTTAAGTGTCTGCATGATCATTTCTCTTCCTTCATCGGCACCCTTATTGTTGTTGCCACCGAATCCAAAGTTTCCGTTACCGAAGATGGCTGCAATCACAATCAATGCAATGATGTCCTGAAAACCTCCATTGTTTCCGAAAAAGCCGCCGTTTCCATTTCCTCCCATCAGCCCCATCAGATAGCCTGTGTCAATTCCACGGCTCTGCAAGGACGGAAGAATGGACGCAAGCAGACCATTGTTTGCGCCGGTTCCACCGTCTTGGTTAAAAACATAAGTTCGTTCCATAAGTATTTGTATTTTGTATCCCGGTCAAAATCGACCGTGCACAAAGTACAGAATTAAACTTCTGTTATTCAATCAATTATTTGTTAAGTACTTGTTTATTCTTTGTAAATCATTTGTAATGCTCCACTTACCAATACGATATTTAAAATTATTTTTCAAGCTATTCACACGCTGTTGTGACAATCCTGTAAGACGTACAATTTCTTTTTCTGTTATACCGTTATCTATCAATGTTTTTATCAACAATGATCGTGCGTCCACACATTCCTCTTTGTTAGAGCAAAATATTTCATTTTCTTCTAAGTCAGTCACTCTGCATACAATACTAAGCACAGTGCAATACAAGTCTTTAATTCTCATCTTGAAAAAAATTAAGGTTTTAAAGAACAAATACCAATAGAAATTGTTATTAGCTTAGAAAGTCGCTAACAATTCCTGTTGGTATTGTACTCCCTATCAAGGTGAGATGTGATGGAAGGAGAGCGGCTTTCTTTTTTCCTAAGCCGCAAAAGGATCACTTTTATTATATGAGTTTTTTCTATGCCACACTTCTACCTGTGGCGGATAATACTTGATGTTGCTATCTCATCTTGCACCTCCTTTCTGTTGATTACCATATTCTATAACTTATTCCTGCGATAACCGCAGGAGAAAAGCCATCCTTACCAAATCCATAACCGGCTGTTATTCCCAGTCCCCATCTTCTGGGTTTTATCTTCACCGTGTGATGGATATCGTTTGTTACTGTCTGTGTTTTAGAGCAAACATAGATACTATCTAGGTTAGGTCTGTAACCACTCACATAAGCGATGTAATCACTATCTCTGTATATCTTCTGCTCAACAGGAAGAACAGTGTCTCCTACATGGATTGTATCACCATCATGCCAACACAGTATTGGAGAAGGAAGATAATATTTTACAGTATCTCTCTTTACAATGAGACTTGTACTGAACACCGTATCCGTTCTTGCCTCTATAACTGCTTCGGGGGATGGCTTTACAAACCATCCTAAACCGAAAGCGAGTACAATTATTAATATATAAGGAAGCCATTTCATATTATTGTATTTAAATAAGTACCAATAGCAATGCTATCGCTATCGCAATCCATATATAGATCCTTTGTTTCATAAACTTAACACTTGTTTTCTATTGGCACCGTCAGCTCGATAACTGACGTGCACCCAAGCGAAGTTAGACTCGTCAATCAATTGATCATAGGGCAGATTCTTTCGGATATACTCAAACAACAACTTGTTTTGCTGACGGTCTCCAGTGTCAATATCAGCAGCTTCCCCCTTCATGTGCTGCGAGGTCTTGCTTCCCTTGACAGCTGCATTAAGTTCCGGACAGCGATAGCCACTGTTTATTGTTATAGGCTTTCCCCACCATGTGCGTAACGGGTCCAGTACGTTATCCACCAAGGCAGTCAGAGCAGTCACATGCTCCTGTCTGCATCTGTTGTTGATACCCAAGCGGTCAGCAGTCGTTGACTTGCAGAGTTCCGCAATTGTAAAATACTTCATTTCTTTTCCTCCTTCTTGTTTTCATTATCAAACAATATCTGAGCCATGATCTTGGCAATATCATCCTTGTTCTCGATAATCACACTCATTGTGTTTTCTGCCTTGCGCAACTCCGCTTTTTCCCATGATTTTTCACGAACTGATTTAAACTCACAGAAAATGCAGTACCCCGTCCAAATCATTGAAAAAATAGGGAAGGGGATAACTACGCAGCATAACAGGTCAATGAAGCACAATTCTATGAACGGGGTGAAATACTTCTTCGCTTTGACGGCTGTTTTCTTATACCCCGTGGATGTTCTTGCCTCTCCCCGTTGTTTGGCTTTCATAACTCCCGTAATAAGGTCCACTAACATCGCCCCCATTGTAGCCGCAATACACAAGGCTATAAGCACAATATGTATCATCATGTGCTCGTTGATAAAATTGTAGATTACATCTCTCATTGAAAGTAAGTTTTATATAATAGATTTTACATAGCTTGTAAATCCATATTTTTTTATTATATGTGACACATCCTCATTTGTAAGATTATAAAACTCACCTTTTATTTTTTTATCTGCAAATTTGAGATGAAGTTCTTTTTCTATGTTTTTATCAAGAACAGCCAATATAGATAGATATGGATTCCCACAAGATAATGTCTGAATACGAACGGATATATCTGAAGAAGAACCTATTTTTACAAGACCTGTATTCTTGTCTTTCATAAGATATGTACTTCTATTTTTACAATTTTTGGGAGGATTACTTAATACTTCTGCCATAGTTTTAAGTATCGCATAATGCAACATCTTACAATCTCCGAATAAGTAACTATTTACAACTACAGCTTTGTCAAAATTACCAAGGAGCGCATATTCTATTAATGAATCAGCTAATTCAAGTTGCGTTAATACGCTACCGTCAGCACAAATTATACATTTTGTGTAACAATCTTCATACAACTTTATACAATCTCCTAAATCAGGATACATTGTTTCAATAAAATCCTTTAGGCTATTGGTTAAAACTTGATCATTCTGACCTTTAAAAACTAAATCTGTCATATTACCTAATTTTATGTTAACTTTTAATTACCGTCAATTACACGTTTTGGATTACCCGATTTTCAAACTAACCTTTATTTTGTATGACAAAAAAAGAGCCTGCCACGGAAACTAATCCGCAACAAGCTCTTGGCTTTATCAAATATGTAGTATGTCTTTTCGTCATAATCAATGTGGCGTGCATCTTCACACGCTTCCACAAAGATAAATATTGCTTCTCTCTTTCGCAAATAAGAATACAAAAAAAGAACGACCGCTAGCAAAAAGCACAGCAGCCGTTCAATCCACGCCCTACTCTCTATCCCATTTTCCCAAGAAGACAATAGCAAAGATATCAAACAGGTTGTATCCACATGGAAAAAAGGTTAATAAAATATATGTTGTATAATCTGTTATTTTAATTTAGATTAAACAAAAATAATATTTAAATTGTTTGTTAATAAATAAATTAATTTGTTCCTTTGTAGCAGGCAATAGCCTTCATGGTGTGAAGTTACACCATACCCACTTTTAGAACGTGATCACTGTGGAGGCAATTGCTGTATTATAACGGCGGTTGCCTTTATTGTTGAACAATGAAACAATGGTTTAAGATACCTTCTTTAAAGAAGTCGAATAAGGATATGTATAGTGATGCTACTTATCATGGTAAAGATGATGGTGGTAATTTTATTTATGTTCCTAAATGGGTGGAAAATCTGTTTTCTGACAATAGAGGGAATATAGATTTTGACATGTCGACCGTTGAAGGGAAATCAAGAGCCTTACATGAATGTTGGCCGTTTGCAATGGTTCTAGATCATTGCGGAAGAATGATGCAGAATGGGCGGTATTATGTGACGGATATTAACGGAAACGAGAAGAGGAGTTTTAAAGACATTGTGACTCTTTTGAATCGTCCGAATGTGATACAGAGTGGGCGTTCTTTTATAAAGCAGATTGAGATATCTTTGAAGTGTTTCGGATTTTGCCCTGTCTATACACTAAGAGCTTTAAAGTCTGATCTCCCTAAATCCATGATGGTAATACCTCCCGAATTATTCTACATGGAATCATTCGGTAAGGGCCCGTTTACTCAAACAGAGCTTTCTTCAATTGCTAGTAAGGTATATATACGTTGGGGAAATGAGAATATAGAACTTGGTGATGAGGAGTATTTTGTCATATACGATTCGATAATGGATATTCCAAGTAATAATGGAGGGAGAATTACCTTCCACTCCCCTGTGGACGCATTATCTACTCATACTCGAAACTATATGGCTCAACTGATAGGGAGAGGAAACCTTATTGTTAATGGAGGACCTAAAGGGATACTATACGGGAATGATACGACTGACGTAGGGAATGCAGCTATTACTCCGTCTGAATCCAAGAAATTGCAGGATGATTTCAAAAGGAAATATGGTATAGTGCATAAGTTGTATGAAATCATGGTGACTCCTAAGAAACTAGGGTGGATTACATTGGGGTCAAATACAGACCAATTGAAGCTTCATGAGGAGGATAAGGCGTGTTTGGAAGCGATAGCTCAGACGATAGGCTTTGACCCCAATCTGATTATACAAGGAAGTACTTATGATAACTCTTCTCAAGCAAAGAAAGCGGCATATCAGGATCTTATTATCCCTGACAGTGAATCTATAACAGAGGTTCTGACTAATGCTATATGTAAGGACAGGGCAATAATCAAAATGGACTTCACTCATGTCCCTTGCCTTCAAAAGGATATGAAAGAATTGGCGGATGCCTTGTCTACAGCCTCTAATGCTGTAGCTTCATTGTATAACAATCGGCTGATTACTTTTGAAGAAGCAAGAACCGAAATGTCCAATTTTACAGATATTGATCCTGATAACCCTAAGGGAGAATTTAAAAGTGAAATAAATAATGATGGAGACAAGCAAATACAAGAACAGGTTGGGGAAGCAGTATAAATCCTTAGCTTTTTATGCAAAGGAGATACAATATGATTCTGGCAGTAGAACTATCAGTGGTTATGCTGCGGTTTTCAATAACATTGATAAGTCCGGTGACATGCTCCTGAAAGGTTGTTTTTCAAAAAGCATACAGGAGAGAGGCCCGGGAAGTTCTGCTAATGATAAGATTATCATGTTGTGGATGCATGACATGCATGAGCCTATAGGACGCATTACGCTTCTGCAAGAAGATGAGAAAGGGCTTTACTTTGAAGCGTCTATTGATGATGTGGAAAGAGGAAATCAAGCGTTGAAGCAGCTTGAAAGTGGCACTTTGAACCAGTTCTCTATAGGTTATAGTTATGTATGGGAAAAATGTGAATATGACAGGGAACGTGATTGCTTGGTTGTAAAGGAAGTCATTCTGTATGAGATATCCGTAGTGTCCATAGGATGTAACGGAGAAACTGAATATCTTGGTCTGAAATCGGCAGAAGAATATGAAAGTGCGTTGGAGTCACTTCCGGTTGAAATAAGTGATGTATGTAAAGGACTTCCGATAAGAAAGAGGGAGGAAATCCAAATGTTAGTAAGAAAAGCGATGTCACTCGCTCGATACAAGCCGGCAGACAAGCCACTTGATGAAGAGGGAGCCGATGAAAAAATAAAACTATTTACAAAACCTTTAAAACTTAAAGAAGCATGAAATTTGACTTTTTAAGCAAAATTGATTTGTCGGTAATGGATGAGGTTTCCGTGAAGTCATTACAGGCGTTGCAGGACGCAATAAACGCTACTGTAGGCGATTTCATGGACGATACTATCGACAAAAAAACTTTTGAGGATAAATTAAATGAGGTTTCTCAAAAGATAGATTCCGAAAAGGAATTGGATACAGTGCGTAAGGAACTTGGTGAGATGAAAGAGATAATCGTTCGCATGAAAGGTGCAATGCATAAGAATGAAGACGGGCAAATGGTGTTCAAGTCTGTAGACCAGCAGATTGAAGAGCAATTGAAGGATTTCATCACAGTAGGCAAGCACGGAGAGAAAACTGTGGACTTGAAAACGGCTTGTAAGCAGTCCCCCGGTTTTAAGAAAAGCCTTACGCTTATTATAAACAAGAAGGAGGTTGATCCCTTGAAGAGTACGGGTGTGGCACCACATTATAACATGACAATTGATAGTCAGTTATCTGTTGATCCACGTTCCCAGACTGTAATCCGTAAATTTGCCAATGTGGCAGCAATATCTACACGATCATTGACTTATGCGGAGTTCAATCCGGGTGAAGAAGAAGCCGAATGGGTTCCAGAAGGCGGTCTTAAGCCTATGATGAGCGGTACATTGGCAGAAGTTACTATCAATGCTGGCAAAGTGGCTCTTGGCACAAAAGTAACCGAAGAAACATTATCTGATTTGCCTCAGTTGGTTGCGGAGGTTAGGGCTGAGATTATCAATCGTATTGGTTTGAAAGAAGAAGAAGGTATTCTGTCTGGTACTGGTTCCGGCGGTCAGATTAAAGGGATTGGGAGTGATATACCTACATTCTCTTTGACAGCTCTGAAAGTAGAGAAACCCAACACTTATGATGTTATTGTTGGTATGTATACACAGATTGTATCAATGTCCAATATGGCTTATCGTCCAAACCTTGTGCTTATGCATCCTCTTGACTATGCACAGATGCAGTTGACTAAGGATGTTAATGGACAATATCTCCGTCCTTTCCGTATTGGTGATGAACTGATTCAAGGTTTGAAAGTGGAAACCAGCACTGCAATCAAACAAGGTGATATTTGGGTTGGCGATTTTAACTATCTTAACATCCGTGATGTATGGGTTCTTACCATTACACTTGGATGGGAAAATGATGATTTCACTAAAAATATGGTGACTATCCTTGGTGAAAAACGTCTTATGGTGTATATTAAAAAGCAATATAAAACTGCATTTGTCAAGGATAAGATTGCGACCGTTATTGAAGCTATAACCCCTGCCGGTATTGGCGGATAAATTTATTAAACATTATGAAAGCAAATTTGACTAAAACTTATGAGGTTGAGTTCGCAAAGGACGGGGCCGTTTATAAAAAAGGTGATAAAGTAAGTGTTAATATGTTACTTGCAGGTAAGTTCTTCCAAGATGGACGTGTTGCCACTGTTCCTTCGGAATTGATGGAAGACGCTAAGAAAATCGGTGCTGAAGATTTGTTCAATAAAAAGAAGAACCTCAAAGATATTGTGTAATGTTGGTGGATTATACTTTTTTCCAAGGTGGTATTCTTGATATCGAAGGTGCAGTATTGAATATACATACTCCTTCTGAGACTAATAAGGCAATTGTTGACAGCCTTCAAGGCTTTGTAATGCAATATGAGCCGGAATATTTAGAGAAGCTCCTAGGGGAAAAGTTGTATAAGGAATTCTCATCCTATATTTCCAACGATGGAAAAACTAAGGAAAAAAGATGGGATGATCTTATAGCGCATCTTGTCATGAAATATAGTGATGGCGATAGGGAGATTTCCAAATCCCCCATCGCCAACTATATATACTTCCATTACTTGAGACATAATCACACTCAGGCGACTATTACAGGAGTGAAGGCTGATGGAGATGATGGCCGTCTTGTAAGTCCCGAAAGGAAAATGATGTTTGCATGGAACGACATGGTAAGAATGAATATCAGACTTGTGAGATGGCTTCAAGGCAATAATGCGGACTATCCGGATATCGCCACCGATTTCGAATTGATGGAAACAATTAATTCCTTTGGGTTATGATAATTGATATAATATCAGATGTATGTGCTTCCTTGTCAAAAAGAATGGATCAACAGATAAATTACATATATGGTGACAGTTCTTATATAAGGGAAACACTTCTTCTTCTTGGGAAAAGCAGGGTGACAGCATCGGGAAAATTCCCAATGATAGGGCTGTATGTTCCCTTAGACGAGGAAAGGGATAGTGAGAATTATTTTTGTAAGGCATCTGTAAACATAATAATCGCTACCAATACACTGGAAAAGTATACAAATGAACAACGTCGTGAGATATCTTTTGAAGGTATTCTTCGACCTTTGTATTACGGATTCATAGAAGAGTTAAAAAAATGTGATAAATTTGATTTCGGTTACTCCGGTATTGTAAGCCATACATATTCAGAAAATTATAGTTTTGGAAGACGTGGCGCTGTTGATGTTGACGGTAAGGAAGTTGGCGAAAAGATAGATGCTATTGAAATAAAGAATTTGGATTTAACAGTTAAAAATCAGAATTGTTATGCGAACAGATATTAGAGAGTGCGGCAGCACGTCCGGATTTAATACTGGAATGAGTTACTGCCCCCTGCAACCGGACAAGGTCGCAGGTGTTATATTGGTCATTCATGGCAAAAAACTGCCCAAAGAATTGACTGCTGAGGCTTTGGAGGAAGCCTGTCATGCTGATTATCCGGACAGAATTTATCCTATTACAGGATTTTCGGAATACGCGGTAAGCGGCGGTGAACCCAATACAACAGAAAATGGTTATGCCGGGTCGGAAATAACGGGCTATTCGGCAAGGACGGATACATTCACGTTGCGTAAGTTTAATCTAGCTTTACAAGCTAATCTTGTAGCCAACAAGGATACATTGTTTGATATGTATGTTTTTGACAAGAATAATGTAATCTACGGAGAAGATGACGGGACAGATGAACTTGCGGGTTTTGCATTATCTGGTGTTTACCCTACAGGACAGGCTTATGATTCAAGCGGTCAGAAGGCTTATCTTGCGTTTAATGCGATGTATTCCGATACCGAGAAGATGATGAAAAACATGTCTGTAAAGCAAGCGGGTGTCAATTTGGAAAATGTTCTCAAGGGATTGAATTACGTTGAGTTTGTCAAAATGACATCTCCTGAAAATACATATAAGCTCGTGGATCATTATGACCGCACGGATCTTACTGCATATTATGGATCTATATTGTCTGAGAAGGCTTCAACGGTCGTTTCTGGTGCATCAGCACTGGAATACAGTAACGGTGTGCTTACAGCGACAGGAGGTGTGCCGGTGCTTAAATCTCCTTCTATTTTACAGGCTAATGGGGTCATTGGAATTGAACAATGGGTACAATGAGAATTAATGGAGTCACATTTATAGAGTCCGAGGTGGTCAAACTTTCATTGGATGAGTTTGTCGCTCAGAATATAGATGTATTCTGGAAGGACATTTCTAGAGAAAGGCGGAAATCAAGGCTGGTTTCCGTATATAATAGAATTATCAATAACAGTAATTTAGGAGGCGGGGGAGATTGATCCCCCGTTTTGCTATGACATTGGAGGAATACGCGAGATGTTGGAAGAAATTGGCTGATGGCATTCAGCCAATGATAAGGGATAAGATGGAAAGGGATGTTCCTCAGTTTGAGGAATATATACGAGAACAGCTATATAGTGGTGTTGATGGCGATGAAAGTCCTTTAATTCCCGGATATACAGAGGACCCATACTTTAAAAAAACTTATGGAGAGCATTGGAAGAAAAACGCCGAACGCTATAAAAATTGGAAGACAAAGATACAGAAACCGAAACCTTCATATCTGGGTTTTTCTGCAAGAGGGAACAATACTCCAAACCTTATCATACGTGGAGATTTTTATAGTTCCATCACGGCAATACCAATATCAAATGGTATAAGGATTGCCAGCTATGGCGTTTCTTTTGGTTCTGATATTGAGAAGAAATATGGTTATAAAATTTTCAAGGTAAGCTCCAAAGCAAGGAGGCATTATGTTACGTACAGGCTTATGCCCTCTATTGAGAAATTTATAAGGAGGTGCGAATTATGAAAAACTGCTTGTGTCAAGGAAATAAATCAATGAGGGAGATGGAACATATGCGTTCAATCGCAGAGAAGGCTGCTGTTATGGATGAATGTGTTTATATATTATACAAGGTTGGAGATGTGTATAAGTTCTGTCGTGAAGGTGAAAACTGGTCGGGTGAGTTTGTTGAATTCATATTTCCGTAAAATGGTGATTTTTATCATTCTATTATTTTGGCGTTTCCCGTATTATTTATTAATTTAGCAACAGCGATAGATAGAGGTTTCGCATAGAAAGATATTATATATTCATTAAGAGTAATGGATATGATGCGGTGGCCGACTCCTCTATATCGGTTGCCGCATTTTTTTATATCCCGTATTAAGATGTACGGAACATCTTGTGAACGAAAAGACATGAAAACGAATCAAATCATGATTCGCCCAATGGGTGAATTTACAGTTAGTCAGAGAACAAAAGATGGATATTTCGATGCTGGAGAATTGTTGCGGCAATGGAACTTATCAGGACAGGAACAACGCAAGATGGATGTGTTCTTAAATTCAGTGAGTACATGTAAGTTTGTTGAAGCCTTAATAGCAGAAGCTAATGAGGTAGGTTTAGGGCAAAATTGCCCTAAAATTGATAATCAAGTAGTTAAGAAAAGTAAGGTTAAAGAAAAAGGTAAAGCTGGAAGACCTAAAGAAGAGGTATGGATGCATCCTTTCTTATTTACAAAATTCGCAATGTGGATTAATCCTCGTTTTGAAGTAAAGGTAATACGCTTCGTATATGATGAGATGATTCAATACAGGAATCTTGCCGGTGATGCGTATCCTAAAATGTGTGCGGCTGTTTGTTCTATACTTCCGAAGGATGTATTCAAGCAGAAGGTTAAGGATTTGGCAAAATCACTCAATATCATTGTGTATGGCAAACATGAATCAGAAATGCGTAATAAGATTGGTGATGAAGATAAAATCCGCGAATTATATGAGTTAGAATTACAGATAGCTCAATGGATAGATTTAGGCTTTATCAAAGACTATAACAGCCTTAAATCTACATTGACTAAATTGTATTACCGGAAATATCCCAATGTTCTCCCAATGTAAATATTGATTTTTCCTCAAATGTCTTGTGCAAAAAAATATTTATTTTTTAATTGAAAAACAAAACTATCATTTATGTTGTAATTTATATTTTGTCTAAATTGTGAATGTAATATTTAATAATTGCGTTACTATATATTACTATGCGTTACTTAGTATTACTATTAATTGATATTGTCTTTTGTTTAATATTCATACCATTGTATAAGATAAAAACATCATTTACCTTTGTATCTGTAACAAGTGCAAGGCGTTACTTGATGTTGATTAGATATTCTCCTATTGGAGTTTATATATGACTGTTCCGTAGTAGCTTGCACCTATTACGGAACTTTCTTTTTATACGATTCCAAGCGTGGATAGTATAAGGGAGGAAAGCAGGAGTGAATAATGGCACAATGAGGTTCGATCCCTCACCTGCTACAATCAGTCAAAATAAATCCCCGGAGGCGGAAGTGACTGAGCCGCCAACGGGGAACAATATTAATCTTATATCGCAAAGATATGGAAAATTTTAAAAGTTAATACCTATTGATGGGGAAAATGGCGAAAAAAGAACAATAAGTTCACTGCAAATTGCAGAAATTACAGGTAAGGCATATTGTGGCGTGTTGAAAGTCATTAGAAAGATGGATATTATGCGTGTGAAAATAACAATGAAAAATATATTTTCATTATTTGTTTGTTTGAAAAAATGTTGTACCTTTGTAGTGCTACAACTTACTATTAAATATGCCAATGGGATTTTTTATGCCCGTAAGGAAACTTATATATTAAAATATAGGCAGACGATATCCGTGTATCATCGCCCAATGGCAATGGTAGGTTGTAGCAAACTAGGATATTTGTCTGCTTTTTTATTTAATAACAAATAATTTCATTTCATGCTACAACCAAATGAAATCTATTTGAACGGGAATAATAGTACCGTACAGATTGCGTCAGCTCACGAAACGAGCAAGACTTTCTCCTATAATGGAAACGAAGTACTTTTTGACATCAAAGATGATGTTATGGTTAACGCCACACAGCTTGCTAAAATCTACGGAAAGCGTCCCAATGATTATTTGTTCTTACCTGCTACAAATCAATTAATTAACGCAATTACAAGAAAATATGGTATTTCTGAAAATCAATTAGTTATATCAAAGGCAGGTTCATCACATAACGGAGGTGGTACTTGGATGCACAGATTAATAGTAGTTGATTTCTGTCAATGGTTAGACATTGATTTGAAACTGTGGTGTACTGAAAAACTTGATGAGTTGATGCGATACGGCATGACCGCCACGCAGCCAACGCTTGAGCAGATGATAAACAACCCTGACCTTGTTATCAGTCTTGCCACACAGCTAAAGAGCGAACGGGAGGAAAAGCAACGATTGGCATTGGAAGTGCAGAAGAAGGAACAGGAGAAGCAGTCTATTATAGAAGAAACAAAACCCGCTGTAGTTTTCAAAGAATGTTTTACAAGTTCGTCTACCAATATTCTCATAGGAGATCTTGCGAAACTTATCACCCAAAACGGATATAAGATTGGAGAAATAAGGCTTTATGAATGGATGGTAGAGAACAAGTTCCTTATCAGAAGGCAGCGATACAGCAGATCGAAGAATAAATATATAAATGACTATATGCCTACACAGAGGGCGGCAGAAATGGGATTGTTCTTCGTGAAAGAAAGACCGATAGTATCGGGTGAAAATCCCATTTTTATAAAACATACCTGTTACGTTACAGGTAAAGGTCAGGTGTATTTTCTGAATAAGTTTAAATCTTTAATGGCTGCATGATCATGGAAATAAAAATGAATAATAGCTTAACATTTGATGAAGTAGCAGATAAGTTGGGATGTTCAGTGGAGGATCTTCAAAAAATAGCTTTAGAAAATGGATTGATTGACGAGAATGGGAATCCTACCGAAATGGCAATAAGAGAGGGCCTTTTTTCTCAATATGCGACAATGGAAGATGAATATGGTACAGTAAATATAACAGTATCACATTCCGAATACGATATGATAGCAGTGTGTATATCAGATCCTGAAGACCATGAGCGTGACAGTGTGGCTTTTATTTCAAGAGAAAAAGCTCATGCATTAGGAGAATATCTTCTTAATATGTAATAACAATATTATTTATTAATCAAGTCTTTCCCACCTTATCTTACGAGGTGGGCAGACTATTTACATCCGTTAACGTTGCGATTCGCAACATAACCCGAAAAGACTATGAAAACAATAGATAAACTTGAAATTATACTTCAAAAAATGAAAGAACAAAATAATAGACTTGAACGGATATACGGCAAGCATCTCAAACTGATTGTATGCACTGGGAAAAGAAGTGAGAAGGTGAAATTTAAACATGAAGATTGAAATGCTATGTTTGTAATTTATTTAGACAGTATTCTAAATTGTAAACAAATATGTCGTAATGTTTTGATTTGATTTTAAAAGTATATTACTTTGCTGAAAATAACCAAATTATTATAACTATATGAAAAAAGTATTATTTTTAATGATTGTTTCATTATTCAGTATGAATCTGAGTGCTCAAGTAATGAGAGCGGAAGAATTAGAAAAATATGCAAAGGAAAATTATGGTGATAAGTGGGTGGATGCGGCTGAAAATTTAGGTTCTTCATTGGTATTGGATAAGAATCAGAGTTTGACCTATGAGCAGATAATTAATTGTGGGGAACAGACTAAAGAGCAGTTATATATTACTTTAAACCATTGGTTTGCGGAATCTTTTAACGATGCGAACTCAGTAATTAAATTGAATGATAAGGATGCGGGAGTAATTATTGCTAAAGGATTTGTAGGAGGAATCGCTCAACATATTGGAGGAATGACAGCTTATAATGTTAACATCCACCCTGTTATAAAAGTTGATATTAAAGATAAAAAAATTCGTGTTACATATACGCTTCAATATTATGAGGTTGAGCAGAACATCGGAGGCGGATGGATGGGGGCTTTTTCTGCTGGTACAACAGGACAGCCTGCGGACACGACAAAGAAAACAGAAAAATGGGGTATAGAAACATGTTATCCTTTCAGCCCCAAAGATCAGCATAAGGCAAAGAAAACATCGTCTAAAGCATTGATTATGGCTCATGCATATTCCAATGTTATTATGGATAAAATAGAAGAAGCTGTGAAGAATGGTCTTGTGGGCAATGAAAATGATGATTGGTAATTTAAATAAATTATTTTTCACGGGGAGAAGTTTTTGCTTCTCCCTTTTTTATTTCCTCACCTTCATAATATCAATAAAATCACTATCTTTGCTCTTAGAAAGTGCATGAAGTCATGCACTACCCAAAACTTACGAAAAGACCATGGCAGGAGCAGAATTTAAAATTACTGATGCGATTGATCCTAACATCGTTAAGAAGTTAAATGAGATAAGGATTAATATTCAAACCACATCTTCCGAATATGCGAATTTCACAAAACAATTAAGTGATGGTATAAATTTTAAGCCGGGTAATCTAAGAGAATACCAGTCTAAAGTTGACAGTTATAATGCTACAATTACCAAATTATATGCTTCTCAAAATAGGTTGTCTGAATTACAGGCTAGTCAATTAAAGTTATTGACCGATATTTCCCGTAAGATAGAGCTTCTTACCAAACCATTGAATACATTGGCAGACAAGATAACGGAAGTAAAAGTAAATTTGAGAGGTGCTTCCGAAGATCTGAAAAACGTGTCACAAGATGCGGAAAATGCTTCTGTTTCATTTCAAGAAGCATCTAAGAAAATATCCATGACTGCTGCTGATTTTGATTCAATCCGTCAGACGGTAAAGGCTTTTGATACACAAGCCTCCGAATTGAACAGTAGGTTAAGTGATAACAAAGAAACAATTTCAGCCTTAAGAACATCTCTGAGGGAATTATCAAAGGAGTATAAGAAAGGTGCTATCAGCGAAGAGGAATACAAGTCCAAAAGAGATGCTACGGTATCCCAGTTACGCATGCTGACAGAGCAGAATAAACAGTATTCGGCGATATTGAGAAATCATACGCAGGTAGCGATTGCCACAGCAGGAAGCTATAACGAGATGAAGGCTTCAATGCTTCAGTTGGAAAAGGAATATTATAACCTTTCACAAGCTGCACGCGAGGGAGCAAAAGGTATGGATATCTTGAACAATATCGGCAAGTTGAATCAACAATTAAAGGATATAGATGCACAGATGGGCAATTACCAACGTAATGTGGGTAATTATGCTTCGGGTTGGAATGGTCTTAATGTTTCCATACAACAGATTGCGAGAGAACTTCCGGCTTTGTCTGTTAGTGCCAATACTTTCTTTCTTGCCATATCCAATAACCTTCCTATATTTATTGATGAGTTAAAGAAAGCAAGGGTGGAATATGAACTTCTTAAGAAATCGGGGCAGACTGCTACACCTGTATTTAAACAGGTATTGAGTTCCCTTCTTAGTTGGCAGACGGCTTTAGTTGTTGGGATAACTCTTTTATCGAGTTATGGAGGTGAGATAACCAAATGGGTGGGTAGCCTGTTTGATGCGAGAAAAGAAATTGATTATCTAAAACAGCTTCAGGAGGATTTGAATAAAGCTCAAAAAGAAGGTGTGAAAAATGCCCAAGATGAAGCTGTTAAATTGGATATATTATATAGGGCTGCTGTCAATTTGAATAAACCTATGGGAGAGCGGAAAAAAGCCGTTGAGGAACTGAAAAAGCAATATCCTTCATACTTTAAAAATATAAGTGATGAAAACATTCTTGCAGGTAAAGCGGCTGATAGTTATCAAAGGCTTGCATCGGCAATTGTTTCTGCTGCCAAGGCGAGAGCTGTGCAGGATAAAATAATAGAGAATGCAAAAAAACAACTTGAACTAGAAGCCCAAATTGAGGATAAGTATATAGAACAAGAGAAGGCGCAAACTAAATTAGAATTGGCAGAAAAAAAACGTGATAATGCTAGGCTATTAGCGCAAACAAAAATAAATCAATTAGGAACATCTGGAACAAAAGCATTAGCAACATCTTTAAGAACATCTAATCAAATAGCCGAATCACAATATAATTCAGCAAAAGCTAAAGTAGATAAGATAGATGCAGATTTATCTAAATTGAGAAAAGAAGCATCTGCAATAGACTTGGAAAATAATAGGCTGGCAAATTCTATTAACATTGGAGATGTTACATTTAATCCTCATTCTGCCGATAAAGCATCGGATGATTTAGCGCAATACATGGAGAATCTTAGGAATAAAATGGCTGACTTGTCCGTTTCTCTTATAGAGGATGAGCATCAGCGTAATCTTGCTGCCATAGAGAAAGAATATAAAGACCAGATAGCAGCTGTAAAGGGATATTCTGAGGAAGAGAACAAACTTCGGGAAATGTTGGGCCAAGAGAGAATGCAGAAGATAGCGAAAGAGAATGAGGAATATGCTAAGAAGTTGGCAGAGGCTGAGAAAAAAAGGATCGAGGAAAAGAAAAAGTATACTGATGAGATGCTCAGACTGGAAGAGGAACAATCATCTCTCCGTATAGCAGCTACAAGTACTGGATATAAGGAACTTGAAAACATTATAACAGAAAATTATTCAAAAGGGCTGCTATCGCGAAAAGAATACGATGAAGCCATGCGTGAACTGGAGCGGAAAGCCGCAAACGAGCAATTACAGATACAGATAGATGCTGCTGAAAAAATGATTGAGATAGCGGAAGCATCGGGCGTGGTAAGCAAGCAACAAATTGAAATGCTGAGAGAATCCATAAAGGCTATGGAAGCAGAGATAGGTTCTATAAATGCGGATGATCAGTTGAAAAAAGCGGAAGAGCAACAGGATATCACACGAAGGAATTTTGAAGTGTTGAAAGGTTATTCTTCTGCATTGAAAGATCTTGCATCGGATATCGATAGCCCGTTTGCCGGTATATTTGATGGGATGGATAAGGGATTCAGTATTATGTCTGATAAGATATCGGGTGTTTGGAAAGAACTTACAGACGGTGAGAAGATGGAAAGAACTACCGAGATGTGGGCTTCTATGGTTAGTGGAATTGGTGAAATGATATCATCCATTTATGATCGCCAGATTGAAGCTATTGAGGCTGAACAGGAAGCGAATGAGAAAGCAGGTGAAGAGGAAATTTCCCGTATAGAGGCTTTAGAAGAAAGAGGTGCTATAACAACTGAAGAAGCCGAAGCGCGTAAACGTGCGGCGGAAGATAAAACGGCACAAAAGAATGCCGAATTGGAGAAGAAAAAAGCGGCATTAAGAACAAAACAGGCAAAGTTTGAGAAAGCTACCAGTATAGCTGAGGCGGCTATACAGATAGCAGGTGGTATTTTGCAGACGATAAAACAATTGGGCTTCCCTGCTGCAATACCTATGATAGCTGCTCTAGGTGCTATGGGAGCGATACAGCTTGCTACTATTATAGCGACTCCTATTCCGAAGTATGCCAAGGGTACTGATTCGCATAAAGGCGGATTGGCTGTAGTGGGTGATGGTGGTGTCCCTGAAACAATCGTTACTGAAAAAGGAGCGTATATTACTCCGTCTGTCCCTACTTTGGTTGACATCCCTAAAGGTGCGAAGGTTATACCTTATGCAGTGGATATGGACAGGATAAAGGCTCATGCAAATGATTTTGATGGTCTTATGGCATATAGAAGCGAAAACGATCTTCCTCCTGTATCAATAGTTAATGATTATAGCGAACTGGAGAAAAAGATAGGGCATCTGGAGAAATCACAGCAGATAGGATTTGCAAAATTAGCCAAGGCGATAAGAGAAAACAATTATCATCAATTTTCAAAAAGTATCTGATTATGAGGTATACAAGTGACATATATGAACTTCCCTTGTCCGTTTTTATAGAGATTTATACCAATGATAGCAATACTATTGAATTTGACGATGAGGACAAAGGGGCTGCATCGGCAAAAATTATCAATGACTATATAGAAATTGTCGGGAGCAAACAGTTGTTCTCTGAGATATTGAATTGTAATGAGCGTATGAATCTTGCAATGACCGTGGAGTGCATGAAGGCATGTGAGAACATGATGAAGTTGAAAATGTATGATGAGGTGCGTGATATTCTGATGAAGATAGGTTATTCGTGTAAAAAAGGTGATGTAATGGCTATGAATGCTAGAATATCCGCATTAAATTTCCGTGCACAATATGATTTGGATAAGATAAGTAAGGAAAAGAATGAGGGACTGAAGGAGAAGCCTACAAAACGTGGATTTATAAATGAAGTTGTCGCTATTGGGAAGTATAATAAGATGTATATCAATCCGAAAGAATGGGCCGCCGGATCTTATGCCTGTCTTGTAAGGCAGACATGTGACGAAATCGATGGGTTGAATCGTAAAAAGAAATAATTATGTATTATCGATGTGAGTTACTTATAAATGGTCTGAAGTACAGGGTTACTGATGATCTTGAGAATTGGGACGAGGTGAAGGCTAGTTTCAAGAGAAATGACTATGACGGTGTTATCCGTACATTTTCCAACAAATTTTCTTTTGCTGGGGATGCTAGAAAATTGCTGTTAAAACAATATGATGAAGATTATTTGAATGCTTCTGCCTCAATAATAATAAGTACAAGAAATAACAGTTGGTTGTATAATGAACGGTTTAGTTGCGCTCTCAATTTCTCTACATTGCAGGATAATGGTCGTATCTTACAGATAAATGCCGTGGATGATAGCGTGGCGTCCATGATAAAGTCAAAAAAAGGAACTCAATATGAATATTCGGTCGAAGAGGTGAAAAGCCCCATTCCTCTTGTTTATGACGGACTTGAACTTTCTGAATCAGCAAAATGGATTCCTACAGGTGATACATTGGAAGACGATGACACTCTTATTAATGTTTATTTCAGCAAGAAAATGTCACCAATGCCAATATATATAACTGCCAGTGATTCCTTAATAAAGGGGTCTCTTGAATTTAATGATCAAACAGTAGGTGGTGATGATGTATATTCGATAAAGGCTCTGAAATCAATTAGGATAAATATAGAGTTTAATATTGATATGTTTGTGTTTAGGAAATATCAGTCTGGTGCTTTGGGATATGATGTAAGAGGTGTGAGGCTCCAGATTATGAAGATAAGTAATGATATTGATAGTAATGGGGAAGCGGTGACTACGGAAACGGTGATAGGAAGTTTTGAACTTACGACAGAATCAGAAACGCCAGTGGAAAAGAAGGTTTCGGAATCGTACAATATAAGTCTTTTGCATAATGATAAAATAATAGTGAGAGCTATGTATGTCAATGAGAAAGAAGAGATTGTACCTGTATTGCCGGATTTGCCATACAAAGTCTCAACATCAAGTTATTTTAAAGCATCATGGAAAAATCGAATAAACCCTGTTGAGATGGATGTTATAAAGCCCGATACATTGCTGAACAGATTGCTTAAAAGTATTAATGGAGAGAAAGATGGTTTGACTGGAGTGATTGAGGGGACAGGAGATAGAAGGCTTGATAATTGTATGCTCTTGGCGGCTGAATCAGCCCGTAAGATTCCTGGAGCCAAAATATATACATCCTTCACCAAATTTGCAAACTGGATGAGTTATGTGTTTGGTTATGCTTACGACATATCCGGGAATACAGTAACTTTTCGGCATAGAAGCAAATACTTCTCGGATGATGTTGTCAAAAGGATAGATGATTTATCTGATTATGAGATGAAGGTTAATTCTGCATTGGTGTATTCTCGGATACGGATAGGCTTTGACAAACAGGATTACGACACGGCTAATGGAAAGGATGAGTTCCGTTTTACGAATGAATATACCACAGGCGTGACCATGACGGACAATAGCCTTGAAATGATATCTCCATACCGTGCGGACGCATACGGCATAGAGTTCCTTGCTGACAAGATAGGTGAAGATACTACAGACAACGAAAGTGACACTGATTTATTTATGGTAGGGGTAAAATCTGATTCGTCTGGACTTAAGTATATATTGAACAGGGATTATCTTATGGGTGGCGTTCTCAGCCCTGACACAATGTTCAATGCCATGTTTTCCCCTTCTTCTATGGTTTTGGCCAATGAAGCATACATCGGCTCATCTGTTGAGATGCTTACTTTTGCGTCATCAGATGGTAATAGTGATGTGGGTATTGATGGAATGGGGGAAAGTAGGGATATAATTCTTTCAAAAAGGATGTTTACTGTGGCGGAGGTGGAATTTGAGACTTCGGATGTGGAACTTCCGGAAGATCTTACAGGAATTGTTGAAATGGAATACCAAGGCAAAGTTGTACAGGGATATTATCAGCAGGCTGATTACAATTTTACAAAATCACAAAGTTCAAAGGTAACTTTGATCGTGAAAAATTTAAATTCGTTATAAAGATTCAAATTTTAATTGTTATATTTGCAATGAAAGCTTGTGAAGTCACAAGTTACTAGAAACTTACGAAAAGACTATGATATCAATCGGAGATGTTTGTCCGTTATTCTTTAAACCGCTGAAATATAAATATTCAAATGCTGGATGTTTCAGACAAGTATTTTCTGTGTCAGACAACATCCTGCTGCAAATCTTTTGTGATAACGGCGAAAAACCTTCAGCTTATTTGAATGATAAGATCGGCAATATTTCCTCCAAGATAACACTGCTTACTTATGATGTAAATGAAAGCATTAAGATGTATTATGCCTCATTATCTCCTTCGGAGGGGATATATACAGTAACTATAGGCGATAAAGAATGTGAGGAGTTCTGCGTGTGTGAGAATATAGGTGATTCTATTCTGATTGAATATTCCCATAAAGATAATAATTCTGCGTTTGATAATATATTCTGGATTGATGAGGTTCGGCAGATGTTCCAGTTCAGAATAATAGGAGGATTCAAGCCGGATGGGGTGGAGTTGAAAGTTGAAAACGAACAGTTTGTGAATCAGAAGCAGGAGATAATAGAAATGTATTCTCTCCCTTATAAAACATTTGATTTTGTTTTCGGGACAAGTTGTGGCGTTCCGTATTATATAGCGGAGTTTATAAATAAGGTACTTTGCCTTTCTCACGTCAGCATAAACGGTAATTTGTTTGTACGGGAAGGGGATTCTGTCCCGGAAAAGATTGATACAATAGGTAAGAAACAGATGTTTATATATAAAGTGACTTTACGCCCTAGACAAAATGATATCGCCGGGATCGGAGGCAAAACAGAGATTGCAACTTCATCTTCAGGAATCGCGTTTTTACTAACTAATCCAGAAGAGGACGATGTGTTGAAATATAAGAAGGCGAAAGCTGCTTTTGTTAATGAAAATTACGTGTAATCATGGCTAGAAATCGTCCTATAAAGATATTGTGGTACGGTTCGGAAACGGATGATGAAGGAAATCCGATTATACCGAAAATATCCCCGTCATTTGAAAAGCGACTGGAAGGGTTGAATGAGGGAGAGATATACATACATAATGATGATAATAATCCTTCTATTTACATAAGAACCAATAAAGACAGGGTTGTTGCCATATCGGGAGGTGCAAATATAAGTGAATTGGCTAAATATTTTTTGCGCAAAGACAAGGAGGACTCTACAAATTTTCTTTTATCATTACTGGGCGGAACTGTCATTAAGAAATATGCCAAGTTCGGTGATTTCGTTACCGGCGTATTAGGTGGATACATAGACGAAAAGGGCAATCTTGAAATGGAAAGCGGTGTATTTCGTAAGCGTTTGTTTGTTCCTGAAATAGCCTATAACCGTACAACCTATTTCAAAGGACGTATGGTAAACTCCCCCGGTGGTGGTTGTACCGTATTGTCATACGTGGATAACGGCGATGGAACCTACACCATCACTCCCGATCTGACGGACGCGGACGGATTGAGCCAGTTTGTTGATGATATCCTTACCACCTATTTTGTGACTAAAAATAGCGAAGGCAAGCTGAACGGCTTTGAAGAAATGAAATTCCGGGTGACTGCCGCAGATTATACAGCCAAGAAGTTTACTGTCATTCCCCGTCCGGGGCATTCTGACTGGAAACCTGCCGAGCAGATGGTATTGGCACAAACAGGTAACTTTACGGACCCGGAACGCCAGACTTATATACTTATTGATTCAGTCAACGGAAACAACTGTATTACATTTTTTGACAATGCCAACACTTGGGACCCGGAGCCGGCGCAGATGCCTGCGTGGTTCGGCAAGAAGAAGGGTATGACCATCAACGGGATCAACTGCGACAGGTTCTCGGCAGTATTGCAGGATATCATCATGACGGGATTGATTTTTCAAATTGATGAAATTACCGGTAGCACAGTCCGCGTTCCTATCGACTTCCCTAGCTGGGAGCCGGGCAGGAAGTATGCGTATTATTCCCGTGTGCCCCATAACGGTTCCACATGGTTGTGCGTCAATGACAAGGGCACTACTTCCGAGCCATCCGAAAACAATCCGGACTGGCTTGTATCAGCCGCCAAAGGTGACAAGGGTGATCCGGGACTGTCTGTAATAGGTGGCGGTCATTGGGAATCCTCTAAGACCCCATACGAGGTCAATACCATGGTCACTTTGGCGGGCTGTGTTTTTATCTCCAAGGTGAAAACATCCAATCCTCCCATCAGGATCGCAAGGTTCAGGAACGGCAGTTATCGTCGCAAAAAGGATGGCGGTTATATCCTTGCCGGGAAGTCAGCCGACTGGACCGTGCATGAAGACTGGGAGATGCTTCTGGACGGGCGTGAGCTGAAAGGCGAAAGCATCACCTTCCTTGGTGAATTTGCATCCCATCCATCCAATCCCAAGGAGGGTAACAGCTACCGAAATACGGCTGACCATTGTACTTACATATACCGGAATGGTTTGTGGATGGTCATGGTCAAAGACGGGACTGACGGTAAGGACGGCAAAGGTTACGAGTGGATCTACACCCGTACCAACATCATCGGCCTTACCCCTGACAAGCCGGAATCGAAACAGCAGGATGATTATATACCGGAAGGCTGGACAGATGATTTTCTTGGCGTGGATGCCGACCATCAGGTGGAATGGGCGTGCAAACGTGTGAAGCGTGATGGAGTATGGAGTGAATGGAGCACTCCGGCCCCTGTGCACCGTTGGAGTAAGGACGGGGAGTCGAATATCATGGCCGACCTTGACAATGAGATGGTGAGCGTCGCTCTTACCAGTACCGGCGTTACTACTTCCGCACAGTCATGGACTACCCATGTGTCCATGTGGTACGGTACCGAGAAACTCACCCTTGAATCTTTGACAGTCAGCACGCCTGCCGGTTTCACGGCAAGCACAAGCAAGGCCACCGGAGCGGTGGCGATATCCGTCGCTGCCGGAAAGTCGGTTCCGGAACAGAATACGGTCACCATCACACTGGCTGCAATGAAGAACGGGCAGCTCTATACCCGTGAACTGACTTTCAAGATAACCGGTGTCCGTGGCGGGGCGGACGGTTCCGATGCGGTAATTTATAGCCTTGTCACTTCGGTCACGATGGTCAGCAAGAACAAGAACGGCGGTTACAGTGTAGCTTCGGTATCCTGTCGGCGTATGAAGACAGTCGGTGCAGTCACTACGGCCACAACGGACGGGGAGTTAAAGTACAGTCGTGACGGTGCGGCCGAGGTTCCCATCGGTGATGGTGTCGGGGTGGCTTCCGGTAATTTTACCAGTAGCTTGAAGTTCGTGTTCTACGTGAACGGTCAGGCGGTTGATGTCGAAACTGTCCCGATGGTTGTGGACGGCAGTGACGGAAAGGATGGTGAGAGCATCACAGCAGCCGGTCATTGGGAATCCGCCAATACTCCGTATGCCAAGAACAGTACAGTATCGTTTGCCGGAGGATCTTACTTAAGCAAGGTTGAAACCTCCAACCCTCCGATTAAAATCGCCAAGTTCAGAAACGGCAGACTCCGCAGGAAAAGAGACGGCGGATACATCCTCGCCGGCAGATCTGCGAACCGGACGGTACATGCGGACTGGCAGGAGATGGTTGCCCCCGTCGGACCGTCGGCATCCTACTGGCTGGACAGTCCTGTCAGCGTGATCAACTTCACTTCAACAGGCACGCCATCCCCGTCTGGATTCCTTGTCACTTGCAAACAGAATGTGGCAGGCAATGTAAGCACGTGCAGCACGCTTTATCTGGCAGCCCGCAAATACAACGGAAGCTGGCTGGCTCACGTAGGTGCTACCCTAAGCAATCAGATATCCGTTCCAGCGACAGCCGGATACACCCAGTTTGCCGTCCGGGCTTATAAATCCGCGTCGGACGCAAACGCATGGAATAATAATTTTGTCGCTGAAAAAGGGGTGGGTGTTGCAAATGATGGTTCCATAGGAGCGACAGGAGCAACAGGGGCGTTTCCCCGTGACAGAGGCGTATGGGCTTCCGGACAGACTTACGTCTGGAATGCGGATTACCGGGATAAGGTCATATATCTGATAGGGGGAGTTTATTATAATTTCCTTGTAAAAAATTACGGCGCTTCCGTTACCGCTGCACCCACATCTGTCAACGGTGATTCCAATTGGGAAGCTATGCAGAAGTTTGTGAATATCGCCACTGACACCCTGTTTGCCGATGGTGCGAATGTAGCCGGCTTCATGTTCAAAGACAAGGTTCTCAAATCTTTTAATGACAAAGGTGAAACTCTTCTTATCAACGGTGTAACCGGGTATTTTAAATGTAAGAATGCAGAGATTACAGGAACAATCACAGCGGATAAAGGACGTATCGGTCCGTTCTCCATCGCTTCGGGAATATTGTCCTCAAAGATCCTTTATAAAAATGAAACAAATAAATACGTCGGTTTCAATTTGTCTGCCGGACAAATTGAGTTTTATAACGAAAGGACATTTGCAAACGTAAGAATCGGGGGAAACACGCAGTTTGTCACCATTGAAGGGATTAAGTATGATGCTGGAATTGACATACAGAGTCCAAATGCCATGATCGGGATGCACATCAAGACTCCGAGCATTCCTCTATTCGTGGAGGGAGGTAACATTTTCCTTCATCCGAACAATGACAGCTATGTTTCTCTTCGTGGCATAGTTGGCAACTGGAGGAATATCTCTGTCAAAGCTTCATTGAACAACAACGATGATAATGTGATGTTTATTAATAGAGACAATATAGAAGTGACGCTTCCTCCGGATGTTCCGGGACATACTATATACTTCAAACGTATGAGCGGCGGAGTAAGATTGACAGGAGGACGGATCCTGCCTGCTCCCGGAGGACAGGAGGTGTCTTATATTGATTTGGATTTTGCATCCGGCTTCATTAAGTGTATGGGTAATTATTGGGTTATGTTTTATTGCGGATAATTTAAATATAAAGTATGAGAATAAATTTTGCACAATTCCCTATTTATGATGGGATTAAAAAAGAAAAGCTTATAGCCAGTAACATCACTGAGGCCTTCGGTGACTGGATATATAAGAACGTAGCGGGCTTGAAGGCGCATCTCCTTGCGGAGAAAATCTTCAAGTCGACTGTAGATGGTGTGGAACTTGACGAAGAGGAGGTGGATATCATAAGACGCTCCACCTCCATGCTGCCCGGTCTGCTGGCGGACTCACTGAATGATTATCTGGATAAAAAGAAGGAGTAGTATGAAAGAATTATGGCAATTAATCAAGATGCTGTTCTCAAGCAAGCCGGGTGATTTTGATACTCCTGAGCTGCTTCCCATGAAGCATTATCCTTTCAAGAGATACCGTTTCATGATGTGGTGCGGACGGATGATATACCGTGCCGAGAACAAGGAGAACATAGATAGGTATATGCAGACCTATGCGGGTAAGGAAAGCTTGACGCACGAAACCATACACTTGCGTCAGGCACAGGTTATCGGCTCATGGGTAAAATACTACTGGCGGTATTTTGTCGAGTGGGTTAAGGGAAACCCTATCTGCCATCCTGCGAGTTCGGCATATTATACCATCTCATACGAAATGGAGGCGTATGCCAACGAGGGCAATTTGGATTATCCCGTGAACTACGACGGAAGCAACCTTTCCCGGTACAAGATAAAAGGTGGCAGGAAGAAGCTGTACAAATCGATTGGCGGCACTTCAAAAGCGTGGAAAACTTATATAAGAACTTTATAAAATTTGGATATTATGAGTGATTTGAATTTAGAAAATATAGTTGGCTTTAAAGCTGTGGATAAAAACGGCAACGAACGACAGGTGACCGTCGATGAGATGACAGAATTAGTTTCCGCACGGATTGTTTCCGCTGCATCAGAAATATCAACATTTGCTGCCGCTGCGGCAGCCGGAACAGATGAGTTTGAGGACCAGTTGCCCCAGTCCGACACCTTCTCTTGGCTCCGTACTTTGGACGGTTCCAAGAACCCAACTTTGACATCTTCTTCGGCTGCCGCGAAAGTCCTGGGAGAACTTCTGCAAAATGAAAACTATATAAGGATGGCAGAAGGTAGAGGATCTGCAACCTTATATAGGATTGATTTTATGAGGAATTTAAATTCGGTTGTTAAGATTGTTGGTGAAGGTAATTCGGAAGTAGTTGATGACTACTCTATTATCTGTATGCATGGCGGTGGTAATGGGTTATGTATTACGCATAATTCTGGACCGTCATCAATAAGAATGTATAGAGATAATGATTACAATTATTATGTTTACGTGAGTGGATGGGGATACGCTATAGCATATTTTGCCAACCGCATACCGATTTATAATGCCATTTCAGCAACTAAAGTAGATATAGATATTAGGACGCTCGAACAGGTAGGAATTTAAACAAGAATTTCTGCCTGTTGGCGATTAATTGGGATTATTGGCGAACCGTATCTTTGGTATAAAAAACGGGTGGTCCGGTACAAACCGGTGCCACCCGATCCTGATATGCACAACGCCATGTGCGGTGCAAAGGTAATCCATGTTTCTAAGAAGCCAATACAAAAGACCTAAAATCTCCCCATTCCCCATTATAATTACGGCGGAAACCAACAACATCCTCACCTAGACGGAATGTCATTTGAATGACATATCCTTGTCCATCGTTAAAAACTATCATTATGGAATAATTTGAAACAACACTAATTCCGTTTCGTCCGAATACATGATACATTCCGCTTGCAGTTGCACTATTTACCTCTTCGTCTGTACTTAATATACCTTTGGGCATAAACGGGAACAGCTTCAAACCGTTCATTAGTCCTCCCAGAAGGATTAAAAACTTAGATTTTGATAAGAAATTTCAATATTAGCATTATTACTACTAACATTCATTGTACGAACAGCTAAGATGCCATTCCCGGTCACTTGAAAAACACAAGCATTATTATCGTCCATCCTAAAAACTAGAATAAGTCCACCCCCTGAAAGGGTGTCAGTAATAACGCCCGGGGCAGGTCGGTATATACCGGTTGGGGCTTGTAGTATGCTTCCTTTATATTGACTTCGTGTTCTAAACCACGTATTATTTATTCCTATCAGTCCTCCCAGAAGGATTAAAAACTTAGATTTTGATAAGAAATTTCAATATTAGCATTATTACTACTAACGAAGCAATAAACGAAGGTTATATATTACAGGAGGCATACCCTTTCCGTAAGTTCAAGATCAAGAAAGAGAAGAAGGAACATAACTTCTTGATGCCAGCAGACTTGGAGAAACTGGAGAATCTTGAACTGCCGGACAGGAAGAACAACAGCCGGCACATACTGGACGCATTTCTCTTCTGCTGCTATTGCGGATTGAGATTTTCTGATTTCAAGCAATTGACTTATAAAAATCTCGTAACAGTTGACGGAAAGGAATGGCTAGTTATGAATAGCATCAAAACAGGCGTAAAACTCAATATTCCGCTATATCTGCTGTTTAACGGAAAGGCACTGGGCATAATGCGGAAGTACGACAGCATCGAACAACTGGCTGCATTAGGTTGCAATTCGGACACTAATCGGACATTGCAGAAATTGGGAAGGATGGCGCGTATCAGCAAGAAATTTACCTACCATACAAGTCGTCATACTTGTGCTACTCTGTTGGTACATCAAGGCGTTCCGATAACCACCGTCCAAAAACTCTTGGGGCATACATCGGTCAAGACAACAGAGATATATTCCGAGGTGTTTGATGAAACGATCATCAAGGATCTGACAAGGGCTAACCAGAAGTATTCTAAAAGTATAAATGTAAAACAAAATCAAATAAAATCTCAAAAATCCCCGGGAAAATATCTCAGGCAGTAGAAATCTATAAAAGCTATCTGTTTTATACTTGTTTTTCCGATCCCATTCCATAACATTCGTTTCCTGTCAATAAATATACAAACTCGCCAGTCTTGCCGTTCTATTAATTCTCTTCATTCATCTTGCAAGTAAAAAATATTGCATTAATGGCAATTTTTTAAGAAGATTGGTTTTTGTTTCAAAATTGGCTTCTCATAACTAATTAATATAGTTTTCTTTTTGTATTTCGTTTTAGAATTGATATCTTTGCTATTATCTTCAAAGTCTGAGCAAACGATATATAGGATATTGGACTGCAATGGTGTGCCTCGAAGGCCGAAGGTTAATGGGGTGAAAAGAATACTTGTTATGATAGAAGAGGACGTGGCAGGTATATTGGATAAGGGGCAATCGGTATCATTATATGTCAATGAGGCTATAAGATTTTATCACGGTAACCGGCATTAATGCCGGTTATTTTTTTATTAAAACTATATTTAAAATCACGTTTTGAATCGTGTTGTTTAGATAAATTAAAGTCATATCATTTCGCAATACCCTAAAAATACCCACGAGAAGGAAAATATTAAAAATATACCAATACTTTTTGTATAACACCCGATGTTTTTTTATCAAAGCTTTGATATATCTTAAAAATATACCAATTATATATTATATTTTTTCGATACGTAATAAGACAGTGCTGCTACAGAATAAATTGCAGCGCAATCATCTGAACCATTATAGTCCAATACTCCATCCATAAACTCATTGTATTGCGGTATCTTGTCATAGTCTGAACGGAACATCATATTATTTTTGATAAAATCCAAAAAAGCAGATATCCTAGCGTCTGCTCCCATATTTTTATGTATGATTCTGACATCATATCTATCCCTTAAGCCCCGTGCTATAGGGAAATAATTTTTTTCACTTTCAAACAAGATCTCCGCAGGAGATATCCCTTCTAAAAATGACAGAAGAACATTTTCATCAAATGAACTTATATATGTCACATTATCGATATATATTCGCTCATTTACATAACATGAAACCATAATAAACTTTCCGGCATATTCGGGAAGAACATATACAAGTCTTGTTCCCTGAATATTTTTAGATATATCATAATATCTCATATCTTTATTTTCCTGCTTAATTTTACTTCGTTTCCTTTTCAAGGAGAAACGAGTATATTCATCCTTGAATACCCATACGGTAATATATCGCAGACAATCCACCAAGTGACCGTATCTCTCATAAGACTGTCCTGTAATCTTATCCTTTACTCTTTTTTTCAGCACCCCTCCATTAACGTCCTTCTTGGCATTGTTATAATCGACTATCGAGTTTTTACATCCATCATCTACCGAAAATGACATTCCCGAGCCTCCATCGAGCATGTAGTTTACAAATTCACCTGACATTGGTACGGACGGGTTAGAAGCCGGTATCCTTTCCTCAACATGGTAATCGCTTTCCAGCCCTTCTACGAACTTATCAAGAAACGATCTCTTCTCTTCGTCTATAGTGTTCCCGTTTCTTGTCGAAGCATCTCCGTACAGATACAGCATATCATTATACTTTATTGATTTCAGGTAATCTACCGCCATTTTTGAAGCCTGTGTTACCGTGTTGAACGGATCACTGGCGCATATCTCGTTAAACTGCCTTATACTACTTCCATCCACTTGGAAAAATGATATTGAAATATAAGGGAGCACATTGTTATCAATTGATATATGAACCGGCATCCCTTTAATGTAGTGTGTCGTTTTTATGTGTTTGTTTGAATCAAATGCATACAGGAACTCTCCTCCTGTCTTAATGCTTCCCCATTCTCCCAATGCGTATACCCTGTAGTAATTATAATCATGATCCTTGTACCATTGGTAATTAGATATCGTCTGTCTGTCATAGTATCCATACTTCCCGTCTGGAGAACCTACTACCCAGAAGTTGTTCTTATACGAAGAATGCAGCTCTACCGTATCCGATGGATATCTTTCCATTTTTCCCGTACGCTCATTAGCTATCATTCTAGATTTATTATATCTCTTTCCTAATATCCGGCTATAATCCTTAGGTAATAAACTCCTTTTTATCGGATATCTTACTTTCCCGTACAAATCATTCGGATGCTCATCCCACTCGTATGTATCAAGGATCTTGGTTTTTATCCACGAGTCCTCTGATACTGGATTAAAGTTGCATATAATCTGTAGGCCCTCCTTTCCTCGTAGGCGGAAACGTATCTGTGTGAAATCCTCATATTCAAACTCAGTGGCCTCTTCCATCACTATCCAGCGATATCCTGTGATAGACTTTATCTTCTCGGGATCGTCCAATCCTGTAAAATCGATTTTGCAACCATTTATACAGGTTATATTATTTTCCTTTGGAGCGAAAAACTGACTCAATTGAAGAGCTTTCATTTGGGTCTTAAACTCTTCATATACCGTATTCTTAAGACTGGCTCCAACTTTTCTCACAACGAGAGCTGAACCTTCTCCGGAGAATACAGACAACAACACGGATTGTGTCGTAGATACAGATTTCCCTGATGAAGAACCACCTCTGTTTATAATATACCGGATATCCTTGTCATGCATCGCCTCACGGATATGCCAAAACAGGGGATTAAACAATTTATACGAGAACACCATCTCTATCATTGCTCGTCCCCAATTATCATGCGCACATTGGTACTGACATCACTTTTTACTGGAGCATCCCATCCAAGCATCTTGCTTATCTGTGTAATGGCGGCTATTTTGCTGTATAGCCGTATCTCTACTCCATATTGAGTATTCTTAATCGATTGGATGCAACATCGGACTGGTTTTGGTATATCATCAAGAGAACGGACAATAAACGTATCTTTACCTTTTAATTGAAGATCTATAGGGTCTACATTTACCACATTTGTAAGGAAGCGCAATGCATCTTCCTTCTTCATATCAGACTTTTTTAAGATATCAGCCTGTAATTCATTTACACGGGATGCGACAGATGGATTTCTCAGTAATTCAAATGCACGCTTACTAACGACCCCATCCTTCCATCCAATACTATTAGGGTAAGCTTTCCGATATGCATCTGTAGCATTACCCGTTTCCATATAATAATGGCAGAAATTTTCTCTATTTGCTACGAGTTTTTTTCCCATAAAAGTCTTTTCGTCCGAAGAACGTACCGTGCCCCTTTACACGGAAACATTATAATTCAAAGTTACAAAAAATCTGAATAAAAACAAAACTTGTCATTTAATTCATTTTCTTAAAAGTTCTTTATCATGTAAACCGTGATCACAAGCTGTCTTATAAGATCGATCCCGTAGTTCGTTCAAATTAATATTGCTCATTTCCTTATTCCTAATTTAATTTCTTCATCCTTGATTATTTTCCCAATCTTTCCAGCTTCCTCATACCGTTCCTCTTTTATCAACAGTCTTTGCAATTCCGAAAGCTGGTTAATGTAAACAATATCGTTACGATCTGACACATGACGGACATATCTTTCTATCTCATCCAGCTTATTCTCCATGCGTATATGCCACTTGCTTACCAAAATTAAAGTAAATGCCAGAGCACAAACATTTAATGAGGCAAGGATGAATTTAAATATTGATTCTGCTATTTCCATAATCATATCAGTTTTAATGCTTCCTGTAATCCTGCTTCAAGTGCTTCCTCGTAGGTATTATAACGGAAAATAGGTCTGTCAGACAATCCTATCAAGTCATGGGTAGGTATTGTCAGAATATCGTAAAGCCAATAGTTTTCATACATATAAGATATTCCGATATGCAGGTTTTTGGTTTCACGTAGCCACTTTTGGGCAATGGACTGAGTGGGACGACTATAACACAATTTTGGCAAATTCTTATTCGTTCGGAACACAGATTGCATTATCCGATTATTGTCCTCTTTAATAATATCTTTACAATACTCATTAAATCCTTTCTCTTTCAGCAACTTCGCAGTTTCTAATGTTACAAGTTCTTCGGTCATAATTTTATTCTCCTTTTAATTTCTTTATTAGCGCATCAGCGAAACCAAGACTCCATTCTGCTGTAATATTTAAACTAGCACTCATTACCTGTTCATGTGGATTGCTGCAAAATCCTTGCATGGCAGCTTTCGCTAGTTCATATCGCCTCTGTTCCCAGTCAATAGCTGAAAAATCAAGTTCGCATTCTCTGTAAACCATGTTATCACATACATATAAATAATCATTGTTATGTTGAGAGTTGATGTTTAATTGGGGAGTTACATCTACCAAAACTCCTGTTGATTTTACTCTTGCTTTCATTGTTCCTCCTTTGTTTTAAAGTGTTCAATCAGTTCATTTACGGTAGCCTTGTGAATGACGTCCAAATTCACGTCAACATCATTGTAAACCCAATAAGTAGAGAACTTGATTTCAGGACACAGAATCCATTTATCACCATCCGTAAACCATTGGTTCTTGTCTGTATCATCTCTCAATGCAGCGATAGCTAGGAAAAGTTCCTCGTTCGTTCCGCAATCAATCCTTCCTTTCTTGGTTACGGTATCTATATCATATATCACCCCATATAAATTCCCATAAGATGTTATGATTGCTCTTCCTTCTTCAATGCTTTTATGACTTCCATTGCCGTCATAATTATGTGCATCTAAGGTTGTATTACCAGAATTAAGTATTTCATATCCCAACTCTTCCAGCTCTCTCCGAAGTTCCGGTGTGTTTTTGCGTATAAAGCACGGTGTTGTAAATCCCATAATTATTCCTCCTTAATTATTCGCTCATTTATAATAAACTCTCCATGAATATCAATGGGAAGCATATTGGAAACACTCGCATGATAAGTCTTACCGTCCATTGCCTTACATAGTGGATGTATTTCTTTAGGCATAGGGGCAGGACATTTTTTACAATGTCTTATCATTTCAAAATGTCTGTTTTCCTTATTGCCACAACATTCACAATGAATTGGATAGTAAAAATAAGTACGTTCCAACTGGGTTTCTTTTCCACATATTTCGCATCTGCCCCATTCTATTGAATTACACATGATTGTTCCTCCTTCTCTGTTTTAATATCTGTTACTTTTCCACGATTGACAAAACAGAAACAACCCATCACATTGCACAGATATATTCCGTTCTTTACTTTCATATTCAATCTCCTTTCTCTTTAATCCGTTCAAGTACATCTCTGTTAGCTTCTAGTATATCATCGAAAGACGGGATGGGCATCCACATGTCACACTCGTAGCCGTTCCAATCTTCAAATTCAAATCCTCCGTCTGTCGCAACGTATGGCGATCTCCCGGATGAAACAACGATATAGCCACTAACAATCGTTCCATTTGATACCATTCTGCAAAGGACAAGCTTGTTAGGCTCTGGCAACCGCTCCTTAACGCTTATCCAAGGTGATTGCTTCGACTGCCATTCGGAACCAGAAATAAAGTCAACAATGCAGTACGGTTCACAATGACGCTGCCTGTTTCTGCAATCATTGGAATATTCCCTTGCCGCTTCTTCTACTGTTTGTTTCATAACTGTTCCAATTAAAAATGGTAAATCACTTCCACTAGGTCTGCAATCCTCAATTTTGTATTGAGTATCTTCAACTGATTTTATAGTACACAAAACGTATGCTTTCTTTTTTAAAAGAGTTGCAAGCCTTTTCGCTTCTTTTTCCGCACTATCCAAGCTCTCATGTTTGCAAGCTGGGGTAGCACACCCTTCCACAAACACCATGTAAAATGTATTCATATTTTATTGTATTTGAATATGTTTATAATAGTTCTTTTATTGAAAATAGCCATAACAATCAAGGCTAAAGCGACTTTCAATAATTGCTTTTTCCCAACAATTACGACATTACTACGATTTAGTCCGTCATCAGTCGTGATACTGTACCAATTCTTATAAGGTGGCAGTACCTTATAGATAGATATTTTATAAATTATCTTCTTCATTTATGTTATTATTTGAATTAATAAATTGGCACATCATAGCCTTTTTCAATCAAGAACTTCATTACAGTTAACCCAAGACGTTCTCCATGCCATTTTTCTGTTGACCACTCTCTATGATAGTGGTAGGACAAATCTTCGGGATTAAAAAAGAAAGTAATTTCGTCACTATCTCGATTATCCTCTTCCCGTGTAGATTTGTATGAGCACCATACTGAATCTCTAAATATAGTATTATTATACTCGGTTAAAGTTGGATAATTCCAATAGTCAGGATGAGCGCAGCATCCTTGAATTACTGCAACCTGAAAAATATCCTCTTCTGATATTTGCATTAAAGGCTTATCACCAATCACTATTTGCTTCATTTTTATTTATAATTCGTCAAACTCTTTTTGTAATTCTTTTATCTTACTATCCAAAGCATACAGATATAACTGAAAGAAATTCTTACCAAAAATTTCTTCCTTTAATGGTACATCATTGTGCATCCTGTTGTATGTAAATATCAATCCACCACCATATTTTATGTTAGAATTTTCAAGTGCCATCTTATGATCTTTGTATTCCTCTATTTTATTGTTGAGTTCTATTGCTTTGTTGAATTTATCTTTATCCATATTTCTCCTTTCCATCTATCCTAGCAGCATATACATTGCTACTAGGAATAGGTAATAAATTGTTGTTTTACTCATTACTATATTGATTTACACTAATTCAATTATATCCTTCTTTAAATTAACAAATAAAGGTATTGCAGACATGCCCCCATTGTAATCCAACTGTCTTAAAGATGGGACAACCTCTCCGTTATCATCAATTTCATAATCTGCGATATAGGCTAACTTCTTTGCTTCGGGAACCAATATCCTTTCATTGTTCCTTTCATGAGCCATGACCGTTATACAGACCTTGCTTCCAACAGGAAATCCTTGGTTGGATTCAATGTATTCCTTTTCCAACTGAATTTTCTGATTCTTCAATTCCCTTATTTTTGAATCAATATCATTTTTCTTTGTCTGAAATTCTTCTTTGTTCATTTTTATATTATTTTGAATTATTTTTTTTTATAACTACCGCCATTGTACTAACAGAAGTGCCACTCTCTTTAAACTCGCCTGCGCTGATTTCAAACACTTCTCCATGTACTTCTTTCAGCCAGTTGCGGAAATCAATACATTTCTTTTCCGAAGCGAATTTCCAGTGTTGACTGGTTATTGCTGCAAGCGTGCCGCCTTCTTCCAATCGATCATACATAAGCCTGACATGCTCTATATCCTGATTACCGGAAAACGGAGGATTTGCAATTATCTTAGTATAACTACCTACACTGTCTTTGGTAAAATCTTCATCAAGCAATATTACGTTGCTAAGGGTGTGAAGAAATTCTCTGTTTTCCGGCATCAGCTCATAACATTCAACCATTACAGAAGGACAAGCCCGGTGGATTGCTTTTATAAGCGCGCCACGCCCGGCACTCGGTTCCAGTACCGTATCATCCTCATGTATCCCTCCGGCAAGCATAACCAGCCAGTCGGCAACATCAGACGGAGTTTCAAAAAACTGGTAATCCTGCTGTAGGTTGCACCGTTTACCCTCTTTCAGTATGGAAAACACACGTTCCGGATTAAACGGGAACGTAAAACCCTGTATTTTCCCACCTTGCCATGAGCCTCCGGCTTCTTCTATCCACTTCTTTGCTTCAGCATAGGATTTTTTATTGAATTGAACTTGAGGAAGTTTGAGGATATTGTTCTCAAGAGTACAATGTTTCAGTATTTCTTCCACATTCCATTTTTTGCCTTCGTCAGCCTGTTTTTTCTTTTCCTCCGTTGAAGCGTCCGGCGCTAAAAGTGAAGATATTTTTTGAACAACCGTATTGCTCGCATTCACGAAGGTATTGACACAGGATAGCGCTTCCATGAGAAATTTTGTATCAACATGTCCGGTCTCGTCATAGACGTCTATCCCTTCGGTCATGGATGACAGTTCATTGAGCTGCGCTACACTACCATGTAACGTTTCGATTAAAATCTTTTTTTTGTTCGTCATAACTTTTCTGTAAATAAATTCTAGTTGTGTCTACACTCCCATGACCTAAAAGGTCAGCCAGTTGAATAACATCTTTGTTTTTTTTCAGGAACATTTTAGCAAAGAAATGGCGAAAGGCGTGTGCGTGCATCTTCCTTGGATCAATGCCGCAATGTTTCCCCCATGCTTTCAAGTGCTGGGAAAAGCCTCTCTGGGTCAACGGTCCGAATCTCCCTACCGCAAAAAGCCCGGTCTTACCATGTTCCTTAGCATAGGCTTTCGCTTCTTGCTGCAATTGCTTTTGGAAGAAAAAACGTCTGTACTTGTTACCCTTTCCTTTTAATGTCACTTCCCCGGATATGATGTCTTCCCACGTAAACTGCTGGAATTCCGACAGACGGGCGCCCGTTGTTCCCAAAACCTTAATAAAGAAATAGTAATCCTTATTGTTTTTTGCCTTGAGATATTCCAACAGCCGGTTATATTCCTCCTCGGTCGGCACATTGTTCACATCAAGTTTGCGCTTTATTTTGGGACGCTTCAGTTCTATAGGCTTCTTTAGCCATTTAGAAAATCTTTCGATTGCTGTAATCCGCAAACGGATGGTAGCGGGAGATAATTTTTCTTCTTCAAGACTTTTTATAAACCTCCTGCAATTATCCATGTTTACCTCATTGGCGTATTCGAAATACTTCTTCATGGATGTATAATAGATATAAACTGTATGAGAAGAGTAATCATTGTTGTCAGTCAGCCATATAATGAAATCATTAAGTTGTTTCTTGTTCTTATCCGAAATGACATCAAGTTTTTCCAAAGGTTTCACCGCCTTTTCCCTTTTTCCATATCCGATGTTGAGATAGGATAATAGATCGCATATAGCTGAACACATTAGCGAATGACGCACCATGACATCTGCATTTTCACGCTTGTAATTCAAATAACCACGGCGGTTCACTTCTTTGGTCATCTCTAAAAAATCCGTGACATGCTTGATATATTTCCCGACAGTATCATAAGTCCTGCCTGTTGTGTATAAGTAAGAAATATAATCAGTTAATATCTTCTGCCTATCATTATTCATAATCTTGTTTAATTAAATTATACCAATCATTGCTATCTTCAAAAAAACATCTGTATCCATTAGCCGTATGTTTGCCTCTCACTTTCCGACATATAGCACTGATCAGAGAAGGAGCCACGCCAATCATCTTACCAGCCATTTGTATCGAAGGGAATACTCCACATAATTTCTCATCCTTTATCAAAACAACGCTCTTTTTATTCATGCCTGCACCAGTCTTATGCCAAGCCCCACGTCCTTTAGACAGATTTTTTATACTTCTGGCCTTGGAACGTTTTGAATGATAAACCATTTTACGACCCTTGTTGCGAGAAACACAACCCTTTAAAAATCGTCCGGTAATAAAGTCTCTCTCAAATCGCTCAGGCGGTATATATAATTCACTCATATCTAATCAGTTTTAAATATTAATCTTTTTCGATGAAAGTGTTAGTCGTGTTTATCACACCAGCAGAATCAACGCTCTTACCATCCCGGATAAACACTTTTTCTCGCATTAACTCTTCATAGTCATATAGTGACATTCCGATTACACACACACGACCATCAACATACAATTTACATTTCATTAATTCAGTTTCTTCTATCGGACCGATAACATCTATTTGAATTGTTCTTTTATTCATAATTCATTCCTTTCTATACCGTTATTAGTTAATTGGCAGTTTCATAAAACACATCCACATAGTCTTTCCATGTCTTCCAGTAGTATGGCCGAAGAGTGGTTGCCGATTGATGGCACTCAATACTTCCCTAACTGTTATCTGATCCTCATTCCATTTGAAAATCAGAACTCCGTAGTCATCCAGAACACGAAAGCATTCATCAATTCCCTTTTTTATCACCCTTGGCCAATCTTCAGGAAGTTTACCATACTTCTTGGCTAACCAACTATTTTTACCAACCTTTAGCAAATGGGGTGGATCAAACACTACCAGTTTAAAGGATTTATCCAAAAACGGCATATCGGTAAAGTCCGATACGATGTCTGGGTGGACTTTCAGATTTCGCCCATCACAAAGAATGTATTCTTCGTCCCTAATGTCAGCAAACAAAGCCAAAGGGTTTTCTTTGTCAAACCAAAACATCCTACTGCCACAACAGGCATCTAATATTATTTTTGTTTCACTCATTTCTAATCTGTTTTACGCCTATTCATAAGGGTTTGTTTTACAGTAATTTTTATTTTCTGACATATTCAGTAGCTTATTTAAAGAATCATCTGAAAGAAGATGTTTGTTGCTAAAGTTTCCAAGCATTGAACGAGGTTCAATATTTTCATATCTCATAAATTTCTGTATCTCGTATATATGAAAAAGTAAACCTTCACAATCTACTTCATAGTATTCAATGCCATCGTCATTACTGGCCGATACTTCGTAACCAATCCATCCACCATCTCCAATATAAGTACTTATCTCAATATTACGGCAAAAACCGTAACTGATAAGTAATAGCCTTAATACATCTTTTCCACTCATATTCATTCCTATCTTGTTTTGAGCTTTTCAGACTACATCATTAATACTAATTTCTCCTTTCAATACTCGTTCTACCTGCCGGTCACAATAACTGTTTCTTGTAATTCTTTTTGTGTCATTTTTCTTCATTTTTGTTTGTTAATACTTTGATGATTGGCTTTTCATTGAAGAGAAATACGGTTTCACAATCCCAACAATGTAAAGAATATGGATAAGAGCAATATGTTTCCATCATTCCACGAACTGTAAGCCAAATGCCATCATACATCTTTACCAATCGTCCCCAGTTGATACAAAACAGTCCATATTGATCAAGTTCCATGATATGTGGATGTACCATTTTTCGCATCAAATCATCCAAACTATCAATGATAAGTAATCGACTTGTGTCTACCTTCAATCTAAAACTCTTTTCAAGCTGCCATACATTGAAATCTTCACTTAAACACCATTTTCTCCAACTGTATTCCGAATCTATTGGTGACGTCCATAAACCTCCACTTTGTGGCTTAGAAAATCCGTGAACTGGAATTTCACAAATTGAGTATATGGGTTCAAGATGATCATTTCCACAATGTTCTACTTCTATTATTTTGCTTTCATGACTATTTCTCATTTTAAATTATGTTTTGAACCATTTTCCTGATGTCAGGTAAATGGTAATTATTATTAATTAAATTCTTATTGTAATATCAGCAAGCTATTAATCAACTTCCACTAACTCACCGTTTTCCAGTCTATACCATGTATCAGCCTTGACAACCTCACCATCAACTACTACAGCCTTCCAATCAACAATATCATACGTATCATCCCTTTCCTCAGCTATGACCAAAATTGCACCTATTCCGCCTTTTACCTGAACATTTTCTCCTCTTGCTACTGACAAACCATTATATCCTGTTGAAGCCTTCCCTCTTGCCGTGGCAGCACCTCCATCACCAGCCGTGGCAGCACCACAATCACCAGCCGTGGCAGCACCTCCATCACCAGCCGTGGCAGCACCTCCATCACCAGCCGTGGCAGCACCTCTATCACCAGCCGTGGCAGCACCACAATTACCAGCCATGGCAACACCTCTATAACCAGCCGTGGCAGCACCTCTATCACCAGCCGTGGCAACACCACAATTACCAGCCGTGGCAGCACCTCTATCACCAGCCGTGGCAACACCTCTATAACCAGTCATAGCAGGTTTTCCCGGTTCCGCATTATACTCGTTAGTACAGCGTTCCTTGACATAAGATACAGCTGCTTTCACAAGCCCCCTTATATCAAGCTCAGCACCTATTCTTATTTTTGAAGAACAAACCTTGTCACTTTCTGAATCGTCTATTTTACCACTCTGCTCAACCTCACAAAACCTTGACCCGGCTGGCGCATAGTAACCAAAAACATCCAGAGGATAAGGACACGCATGAAAACCTTTCTCGCATGCCTTTATGTCGCCTGTTTCTTCATACTCCTTACCTACCTTATACTTAAATCCTCTACAAGATAAATCCTTATCAAATGCTTTATAAGCCTTTATTTTCTGTTCCATGATATTGTTTATTTTTCGTTATTTTGATATTGCGATAATTTTTTGTTCAAAGATCGGGCATTCTCTTCTGCCCAACAGGTGTATTCCATGAAGCCTGTAGCATGGCTTTTCGGGAATCGAATCGTATTTACGGTTATGGCACAACGGCGGCAGATGCGATGTATATTGTATTTACCTTTTACACCGTAACATACCACAGGATAACCGTCAGCAGTTTTCATGTTCCGCCTTTTTCCTTCGTTTCAGCTTTCTGATGAAAGCCTTGACCTTGTTCCTAACCATCTCTGTTATTTTGTCCGCATCCTCGGCAAAGGCACACTGGTAAACCATATCCGTGCTTTTTGACATGAAGTCCACCTGAGCTTTGGCGGCTTTCCCGCATTCGGAAACCTTGTCAAACATCTCTATACGGTAATCAGGATGATATTTTTTTAAAATCTCGTTACAGTCCATCGTAAAGGTCTCAACCATATCGCACAGCATGATGATACTGTTGGTAAGGACGTTTATCTCTTCCCTGTCCTCTTCCGACATTTCACGCATGAAATTATCCATGGATTCCGACATCCCCTCATATTCGGAAAGGTATTGGTTTATGACACGTGTTTCTATACCGTCCATAATCTGTTTGAGTTTCATTGCCTCCATATAGCGGTGTGACCTGAGAAAGGAAGCGTGCCTTTCCCTCAGCTTCAGCATCTGCCTGTCCTCATTGATCATCTTTTTCATCCGTTCCACCACATCCGCGGGGAGGTCGTTTACGGTTAGCTTATTTCTCATGGATTGCCCCCTTTCTTGTTGTTTGTATTCTTGTTTCCGTCCTCTTTTTTCGCTCTGTCAATCCATCTTTGGAATTTGGCAGCTACAAGAGGACAGTGTATGCGCAGGTTTCTGTCGCGTTCCGCTTCCCATTCACGTATCTTTGTCTGCATCTCGATATTCATAATTTTCTCCTATTTCGTTATAATTCTTTTTTTTGAAAACTATTGCATATTTGCCCATATCTGTCACAGGCACACACTCTATGTCCTTTAGCCTTACAATACGCAGAATTGTCCCCGAAGTTCGAAGCATTCTTGCAATTCCGGCATTTTACATATACGGATTCCGGTTTGACTTTCTTTGCCATACTGTCAGTATTTTCACGGCTTCCTCGTCCCCGGATTCCGCCCGACGTTTCAATTCGTTGTACAAAGTCAAAGAAGAATATCCTTCAGGTGGAATAAATTTTCTGTTCTCTATTTCATCCTGCACCCTTTTTCGGTTTATCGCGTCCAGCTCATAATTCCTTTCGGAATTGAACTCCTTGAAGAAAGCATTGCCTATTCTTCTGGCATCGAAAGACGCGAATGAATTGTCATACTTCCCGGCCTTGTAGCGTGCGAAAAACAGCATCAGTTCGGAAAGCTTGTAAGCCTTGGCCTGTGAGGCAAAGGATTGGCAAAAGATTCTTATCCCGTCGGCAACGCCTTTTTCCTTGCTGTTGGAAGCCCCGAATATGCCGGACACCTGTATGTCGATCCAGTATTCGGAAGAGCCACAGCCGTAAAGCGCATCATACTGCATCAGTGAAGGGCAATCTGCCATATAAGCCCTTTCCGGGTTTTGAAGGGCATATCCCCACTGGACCGGTGAAAATACTCTTTCAACCTCAGAACGGTCTTTCCATTTGGTCAGCCAAGCCTTCTTCGAGGTCTCGCTTATGTTGTTGTAGCAAGCTAAGAGCGTAGGCGTTAGCTTCCTGTTTGTCTGTATAATTGCGCCTATTGTTGTTTCCATTGTTCCGTTGTTTTTCAAGTTCAATTTTCAGCCATCGGGCAAAATGCGATTTTGCATCTTGGGGTGATTTAACAGTTTCTCCCTCGTTTTGGAGCTTCATAAAGAACTTCTCCAAATAATCATAAAAATCAGGAGGCGCGAAATCCTTATATCCACATAAACGAGTATTCATGCAGACAGCTTCCATCCATGAACTATTCGACTTCAATTCTTCATAGCACTCATCCAACCCTCTTTCAAAAATCCCAGTCGGAATTTCTTCATACGCGCGCGGGGGAGAGAGATAATTATCTTTGTCTTTATCTTTGTCTAATGCGCGTACATTATACTGTAAGGGCTTAGGTACTACTTTAGGTTCATGGTTAGGTATAAGGTTAGGTACTACTTTAGGTTCAACTTTAGGTGTCAAATTTTGATAGCTAATCTGATACCTTGTTTTATCCCGTTGTCCTTTTCCGCCTGATTTGAATGTGATAAGACCCGCCTGAACTAATCTGTTACGTGCTGATTTCATTGAGTTGACCGACACTCCCACGTCAGATGATACCTTTGTATCACTACGCGTCCAGCTATCCACCCAGCCTAAACGATTCGCTGTTTTTAGCAAGTAAAAATAAAGCCTCGTTTCACAGCAGGTAAATTCCCAGTCTTCGTCAAGAGACCAAAACCAATTAATCAGTTCTATATAAGTCATATATCTTTCAAATAATTATCCACCACTTTAATAAACTCGTCTAATGACCGGACAACAACGTACTTCGCCCCAATACTCTCAAATTCCTTTTGATAAGCTTTCTGATTCTCTGACTGTCTGCCTGTCTTTGCTTTTAATTCAATACCACAAAAGGGATAGAATCTATTTGGTATAAGCAGTATCAAATCAGGGAAGCCAGCACGAACACCCATCTGCTTGAACTTGGAAGCTTCAATAGCATTACGCTTTCCTCCATTGGGAGAATGATGGAGCCTTTTCGTCCATTTAGGGTATTTAAAATCCCAATATTGAATAATAGCCTTTTGAAGCTGATCTTCTAAATGTCTCATTCTCTCTTTTTAATAAAAAGCCCCGAAGCGTATTCTCCGGGGCACAACCATTATTTATTACCCATGCCATTTATGTGTGGCTCACATTTATGAGGGATAAGCAGGAGTCGAACCTACACAAGTATCGTCTGATTTCTCGCTTTCGTCCGTAGATTGGCTATCCTACGATCTTTAAACTACTCAACAAATGTATTACTCTCAGCTACGGTCTTGATGACTTCCATTTCTATGTACACTTGAAATTTCCATTCATTTAGTCTTAGCACCCTATGACCATTTTATCCCATGTTTGCCCACCCTATCTTCACAGACCGGGAAGGCATAAAGTTTATAAAAAAAATGAATCTAAAATTATCCTAACCATCCGACTCTTCGTCCGGCATATCATTACCGAAATCCATCGGAATGAACCAATCTGAAATAAACTCTTCCATATCAGTCAATTTTTAAGCATTAGGGAACTCTGGTTTAACATCTGGATTTGCTTCATAAGGATAAACATCCATAATAGCAGTTTCCGCTACCGAAGCAATCACGTAGTCTGCCATTGTGCCTTTCATTCCTTCATCCAGTTTTTTGACTGCATCTCTCAAGTCGGCTGCTTGAACAAGAATGTTTGTGGATGTTTTCTTTTCCGCACCAGTTTTTTCATCCAATGTGATAAAGTATAACTTGCATTTAAAATACCTGTCAGCCGATTCTTCATCTGAGAAAAATATCTCAGAATAGTTAGCACGTTTTATGTCAGAAACAGTAAACTCACCGCTGATAAACGGTGTCATTTCCTCAATACATCTTCCTTCGCTTTCTGTAAAAGATAAAGAATCAAATAAATAGGGTTCCGTTACTTTCTTGTTCATGCCGTTTTCCATTACTTTCTCGTATCGAATCTTTACTTCAAACCATGTGTGCATCATAATCATTCCTCCTTTGTCTTATTACGTTCCTTAATCATTGCATCAGCTATCTGATAAGCTGCTTTAGCCTGTCCTTCATGATTGTAGTTTATAACACTTTCTTCTTCGGATGGGAAAAACAATGTTACAACTCTGTTCCATAAAGTTCTCCTGCGTTTTGCTGTCATCATTATGCACTTCATTGCTTCAAGCGCAATATGATCGCGCGAAATATTCGATTCCATAATTTTATTGCTTTAATTGATTAATAACTTGTCTTTTGATTTTCTTGTACAGCTTCCCGACAAAACGTCCATGCTTCTCTGTTCCGTCATCGGGCAAATCATTTTTATAAACATGAAGAAGTAACTGAATGAGAAGCACTTCTTGTTTTGTCAAAGTAAGTTTCATGATAATAACCTAAAGGAGCGATTCTATATCGCAAAGTTCAGCATATATCAACATCAGCCATACTATTATTTGTAACAGGATAGCCATATAATTATCACTGTCATTCTTATAAAACAATATCAAGAAAGATATTGCCATAATGATAAAGGCACTAATTCGTATAATCATTGTTTCAGATATGAAATTTGTTTTGTTCGACCTCTATCTCCATCAACTGAATCAAACGTTCTTCTTCTGGAGATGGGATATATATACCACATTGGGCACTCGAAAAATTCCGAAACCGCTCAATAGTTAGGCTCATCTCCGCGTTGTCAAGATCAGAAGAACTTCGTAGATACTTTATCCGACCCAAAAACTTGTCTTCTCTCTCACGGACGAAAGTGTCTTTGTTGCAGAGAATCTTGTAATAGTTCCGCTTTACATATTCCATCGTTTCACCGATTTGGCAACCGAAATAAGCAAGGCAGACATGAAGGTATTTGTTCTGATTTAAAGATCTTTGGGGTTTCTTTTCCGTCAATTCAAACACCTTCTGTTCCTTTATCAACTTCTCCAGCTTCGCTCTTGCCTGCTGGACGTGGAGAGGATTGGAACCATCGTACTTCATCAGAAGGGCAAATCTAGATCATCATCCTGGGAAACACTCGGAGCAGCTTCTACTTCTGTGGAAGATGGATATTTATTAGAATCAACAGTTTCTGATAAATCTGCTATGATGTATCTTACACCCTCTTTTCTCTCTTCTCTCTTAGGAGCGCAACTCATAAAATGAGTATAAGTAATATCTCCAAATGTAGCAGGTTCTTTCCGCTTGAAGATTGCGAAGTTTAAAAAACATCTTTCCTTACCATCTTTACACTTTACTTTCTTTATTAATTCCTTTGGAATGTCTGATAAACAAATACTTCCTCTTAACATAATCAAATAAATTTTAATTTATAACCTTTTACTGTTTTACTTTCAGATCTTAATGATTTAGATACGATAGATTCGGTAACACTAAAATAAGATGAGGTTTCTTTAATGCTGTCGAATACCCTCATAAGCACATTCAATGTTGGATGATACATTCCAACGGGCTTATATTTGGCTATTGCTGTCCTATGTGTCCTTGTGCCATAATTCATATTATATTTATGGGTACACCATTCCAAATTCTCAATAGAATTGTTTGTCGGATTCTCATCCTTATGATTTATGCAAGGATAGTTATTAGGATTAGGGATGAATGCCTGTGCTACAAGTCTATAAACAAGGAATTTCCTGTTTAAATTCCCCCTACTGAGTTCAACCCTTGGTCTTCCGTCTTTTTGATAAAAAATCGTCTTTATCCTTTCAGGTACAACTTTTAATCCTCCTTTGAAGTGTGGCACATATCTTTTCAAACTTTTCACCCTGCCTAAATTGCTTATCTGATATAGTCCTTCATATCCGACAATATCTTTCCATATCTCAATTTCTTTAGATATAGAACCACTTAAAATTGCCATAATTATATTGTTTTTAATGTTACACTTCCAACTACTGGAATCTCTTTTAAATATTTCTTATACAAATCAGGATAATCTTTCTCAAACGCTTTCTTGTCGAAATCCTTTCTGATAGTGTCCTTTTTGCGAGTAAATGATATGATATCACCTTTCCAACTATATTCACCAGCTTTTACCATAGCCATCATAACGCCATCAGTTATTTCTTTCTTTTTATCGGACCAGTATTTTGCCTGTGATACAATTTCCTGTATTGTCCTCTCCATCTTTCGGTACTCGTCGGGAAGAGTAACAGGGGATATGGAATAGGGATTCACAAACTGTCTGCCTTCCGAATCACATTTCAACAGATTTATTACAATTTCTGATGGTATTCTCTCGACTTCTACTATTTCATGGTTTTTACCTCTCAACCATATACCTATAAGCCTTACCGCATTGCATCCCGGATTCTGCAACTCAAAAAAGTATGCATATATACTCAACTGCCATCTTACAGATTCCTTGTCAAGCACGTAAGTGGTCTTTATATCACCTAAAGTAAAATCCGTATCATTTTCGCGATAAACCTTGTCGATACAGCTTGCATAGTGCTCATTGTCAGATACAAGATATTCGGAACATTCGTACCTCAATCCCCAATCATCTTTCAGTTCCTTGTATCCTTGTGCTTCATCGCTGTCATGAGTAATCCCCATATCATCGACAAGTTCGCAGATACTATGGATCATAGTACCTCTTTCAGCCGCTTTCCTTAACACGTCTTCGGGAACATCACGGTATTTATCGGGGAAAAGCTGTCTGCCTATCACGGAAGTAATACCACTTAGTTCCTTATCCCCTAGCATATAAGTATGTTCATCGGGATTGAAAACGACTTGTGATTTGATTAGTTTCATTTCAGTTCTCCTTTCCTTCTTGTCACCGCTTCAACAAAACGTTTGTCACTCTGTAATTCCTTATAATTTCCCCATACTACCTGTAATGTCTCGATTGACAGGCTTGATCTTACTTCCTGCAATGCCATCGCAAGGAAATCCGTTTCCTCAGGTGTCGTACTATCAGGGTCCTTTTGCTCTTCTGTAGGAATCAGAAACATTTGAAGTAGAGAATATTTCAACGCTATGCTCATACATTTATTAAAACCCTTATCGGAACTGTCCTGAGCTTCTCCTACATTCACCGTTTCAACATACGATCCGTCAGTGGTCATGTACTTGAATTTTATCGTAGCCCTTGTGAATGTGTTCGTACCTCCGGATTTCGTTATCCTGTTCTCCGTTGTGAAGTTCTGCACTTCCTGTAGTATGAACACCTCATTTTTTGAGAATAATTCATGAAGTTCGTTCATAACGTTGTCAATCCCACGGAATTTGAATCCCTGTTGCTGGTTCTTCTCCGATTTGGTGATAGCCTTTGTCTCTTTAAGGATATTGGCTATCTTACTGTATATTAACTGTTCACTCATTATAAAATTATTATTTACCAACACAAAAAAGGCAGGTCAGCAGTCCTTACAAAGTTCCGCTTCCTGCCATGATATCTCTCCGATTCTTCAAGTTCGTTTTCAAGAGAATCGATTTCTTCATTAAGCAAGGATATATATTTACCTTTACAGTCAGCATTGAATGTGAGCCTTACCGATTCCTCACTCATTGACTGGACTATATCAAGTTCTGAATAAAGTTTTTCCAAGTCATCGCTTATCTGGCTTACAGTTCTCATACCTTTTCAAGAAATTGGATCGGCAACGAGCATACACCTTTCATATTAGGATATTTGACATCAGCATATCCGTTAGCGATATAAACTATTGTACCTGTCAACGTATCACCTATCTCACGTACTTTATCACCTTTCTTCATAACCATTTTATTTTAAGTTCAACTTTAACCGGAGGATTCTCCATCTTGGAAAATCCGTCAAGAATCTGCTCTTTAAGAAGTTTGGGAGGTCTGTCAGTAATCTTACTATCCAATACAGACAGTTCCTCACGTTCACCGTCATAAAACACAAGCGTTACGCCTTGAACTATGTATGGATTCATGGCAGTTCGGTATAAGTAAGATTTACACCGATACATTCATGTATCGCACGGATACTGTTACGGTATTTTTCTAAATCATCCACCATAACAGGCATGAACAATTTTACAGTATCCCTGCCACCGCTGGCATACACAAGCTGGTAACTTGTTATTTGATATTTCTTTTCCATGATATTTATATTATTGCGGCAATGGTTTCCAAAAATCAATGTCCCATGCCCGGTTAGTATTTCCACATATCCAAATGTTCTTCTTATGCTCACTATCGAATACCAACATCCCGGTATTCACAAATTTCCCGGAACTCTTTACAAGCACTCTTGTGTCTAATGGTGGAGGATCTTTTTCTGCATTCCTCCATTTCATGGATTCCAAAACAAATTGAGCACCTTTCTCAAAATCCACTGATGCTGTCTTTTTATGGGTAAGCCCTCGTATACCATCCGCATACTCCTTGGCTTTCATTTTTATAATATCTTTATTCATGATAACTTAACTTGTTTCCAATTAAAAAACTCCTGCTATCTTCACAGACTACAGGAGCAAAACCTAAACGACTTAATCTATCACTTATGATAACTTACAGCCACCGTCAGCGGAATCGAACCGCCGTACTATCCGTTAAATGAAAGTATAGATTAGAACAGATAATTATTTATGTTTATTTTTTTTAGACAGTACCAACCATGGACGGTGAAATTCCGTACCTATATTCACACACCGGCACGGACAGACAACATTAACTTTATGAAAATAACAAAAAAACTAGATGAAAAAATCATTCATATTCCTTTAACTCCTTATATGTCATTACCACCAATCTCACACACAATAATGAGATGATGGAAAATATAATCACCGATACGGATTTTATAGGACTTTCCGTAACTATCGCACCATAAATCATTCCTAAAGAACATAGTGCGGCAAATATAGACAGGATAAAATTAGCTGTTTTCATAATACGCATTTTTATATTGTTCCCCTCAACGGCTTAAACCGGTTGTTACCCCGAATCTTACGGGAGGGGATATATTAGACCTTCCGGCGGTACTTGTGCCCAACCAAGTTTACTTAATGCACTAAGGACAAATCGGTGCACCGAAAGTATGTTCAATCAATTATTATAGACCCTCAATACGTCACGGCATCCCTGCTGGTATTGACTCCTATAATCAGTCCGTTTGTCTGCATTATACGGCTTATGAATTACACCATATAAGCATTTACAATGTGTGAAAGAACTTTGAACAGTTCCCCTCAACGGCTTAAACCGGTTGTTACCCCGAATCTTACAGGAGGGGATATATTTATTTGTCTGCTGAGATACAAGCCAATCGTTTCTTTAGATAACTTATACGATCACATTCCATATCACATATTTGACTACCTTGTTTTTGGTTGTGAGGATAATGCTTACATTTCCCCCTTTGAAAACAAGGACATAACTGCCGGTACACTTTCACAGCTCTTTCTTCTATCTCCTTGGATGCAATACTAATAGCTTCCAGTGCGTCAGCTTTAAAAATCAACGGTTCTACCGGATTACCAAGCTGGTAGCATTTATTATTTATAAAATCGGTTGCTTTGCTCATTTTTTATTTATCTAATAAGTATTTATTTATATCTTGTTTAGAGAAATACAACAGTTTGCCCTTTTTAGTATATGGGATAATACCATCATGAACGCGTTTTCTTAAGGCTCCTTGAGATATTCCTAGATATTCTGCACATCTAGCAGAATTCATTACAGAATCATTCTGTTTTCCCGTCACTTCTGCAAATCTTTCCGTGAGCATATTCATTTCTGTTCTTGTCATCATAACCCTTGAATATTTATATTTTCACTCTGATAATGGATTCTGCACCACCATAATTCTTTATCGCCTCTTCCCTTATTCTTACTGCAAGCTCAGTGTTGATAATGTACTTTAATGCTCTGCGTACTGTTTCACCGCTAACCCCGAAATGAGATGCGATGTGTTTCTGTGCACCTTGTGGAACGATTATCCGTGGGATTTCTTTGGTTCTTCCTATTTTATTCATATATTTGTATATTAATTATTGCCGTTGCGAAATAAAACTGTATTCAGTTCGTTTTCACATTGCAAAGATAGTATCCATTAATGATACTACAAAAGATTAAAGTATCTTTTTATGATACTATTTGCTATTTATACATTATTCTAAATAACGCGATATATAAAATACTGAATATAAGAAAGATAAGATTACGCAATAAAAAAATGAGGTAATATGATTGACATTCAACATTCAAACGAACGCAACTTTTGTGGGGCTATAACTCCTAAGGAAAAGGATAAAATAATGAAAGCGATCCTTGATATGGCGGCTCATGAAAGAAAAACATTCTGTTTTACTCCTAATGATGTTCCCAATTTAAAAATTAATGGGAAACAATTTGAAATGGTGATTATGGACTTCTTTGAAAAAGGATACATAATAAAAGAAAATATTTCTCAATATTGGGATTGTAGTGATATATATCCTACTTGCAAGCTATATGAAATAGCCCAATTCGGAGGATTCAAAGCCGCGTATGAAATAAAGAAAGCTAATATTCAAAAAATGAGCTTGGAACTTGAACTAATGGGGAAAAAACTAGAAAGTGATTTCCCCGAAGAGGCTAACAAATGTATTGAGTTTGCACAAACAATCGCATCATTGTTTGTTTCGCTGAATAGTATAATTGGGATGATAGATACTACTCCCGAATAAGCCATACTCCAACTCCGTATAGATAGTACGGTTATCCGGAAAGCATTGACGGGTTTTGGTTTCATATAATATCTCGCCTGTTACCCTGTCTGTGATAGTCCTTATCCAATACTTATCCTTACGGAATAAAGATATATTCAAGCTGTAACGGAAGCCCGGATCTACACGAACCTCGTTTTCATTCATGTAGTCCACGACTTTAGTAATACAGTCGGAGATTTCGGGAGGAAATTTACCTTGCTCAGAAGCACCTAAAAGGAACTTTATTACATTCCCATCGCTTAGTTTGGAAATGTTTTGCAAAAGATCTGAATTGAACTCTTTATTCATAAATATAAAATTAAAAAAGAGAACCCACGTTACTGCAACCAACGCGAATCCTCTTTTGATATATTAAACACCATGTCAGGTAAGTTTAAACATTTGCACGTAACAGTTGCAGTGTTACAACGCAAATATAGTATCCTTTAATGATACTACCTAATAATATCTATATAATATGGATGCTTTTAACGTTTATACAAGTAGATTCTTAGAAGTTATAGATTCTCTAAAAATCAGTGACTATCAAGTATGGAACAATTTGGAATCATTGTCTAAAGGGACAATGTCTAAAATTAGATGTGGCAGAGTTGGTGTTTCAATGAATGTTTTATACGAATTTTGTAATAAATACAATGTTAATGCAAATTATATTCTTACAGGAGAGGGTGAGATGCTTAAATCTGAGCCAGCATCATCCGATTCAGAATCAAAAACTAATAAAACATCCGCACCGTACCAAATTGAAACAAAAAATATTAACATAGATTTACATGGAGAACAAATAGACAGCAAAAGGACCATCGAAGTCCTTATAAAAGTAATAGAAACATACCAAACACGTATGGATGATTTACTAAATGTTATCGAAGTGCTTAAAAATGAAAACACCGATTTGAAAGAACAGTTACAAAAACCAAATGTAAGCTAAACAAATGAACATCTTATCATGTTTTTTAAGGAGATTAAAAACCTTAGACATGAACAATGATATAATACACAAATTAGAAGACATTGCCATTAAGATGAACAACCAACATGATAGATTAGAAAGACTTCTTTTCGGAGTTGAGTTAAATCTAATTACATGCAATAAAATAGAGCCAGAAAAGAATAATATACATAAGACGATTAGTCTTAATAAAAAATAGATATTATGGAAATGTAATATGATACGTTATACAATCTTGTTAAAAATAGGTGGATTTTTTAACTTAAAAACGGAATTTGTCGGTATCACAAAAACATAAAAAAAGCCCTCTATAGGGCTCAGAAACGAGTTGAATATTTTTACCGTGTGATACCAATGGTAAAAAATAACGCTTAATCGGTTGATTATAAATAATTTGTTAGATTCCCGGTTTCGGCTCAAGAAGCGGTAGAATACCGCTTCTTTTTATTTTATATAGGGATATTCAGTAAATGTCTCTAAAAAATAAGATGGCATATGAAGATGATAGGGC